TTATAAATTTGCTAGATGTCAAAAAGAACTTTATGATATAGCCGCTACTCTTCATAAATATGAACAAATGTTAGATTTGAGTATGGAAGAATATAGAAACTTACTTCAATCTTTTTATACAGAAGTTCATAAAAAAATGGTTGTAGATGGTTATGGTTATGTTTTTGAACAACCTCTTGGATGGGTTTGCATAAATAGATGCAAAGTTATACCAGGAGCACATAAAAAACTTAATTTTCAAGCTACTAAACAAAATAAGGAAAGACTTATAAAAGAAGGTAAAAGAATTTGGAATAAAGAAGAATCAGAATATGCAAGAAGTATTGGAGCAGAATATAATGGAGTAGATTATAGAGTTTATCTTGACGCTGAATATATTTATGAAATAGCGCTTGTAGGTTGTAAACTATCTGGAGGTCATTATAGAATACATGCTCCTTATTCAAAGAGACAAGTTGTTGGAAAAACAGATGAACAACTTATAGAAGAATGTGGAAGAGACAAAAATAAAATATGTGAACTTAATACAGATATTAAGTTAAAACTTAAACTTTGTTTAAAAATAGATGATTTGTTATACTTAAACTTTATTAGAAATGAAGCTCAACAATCAATTAACACTCCAGCGGTTAATAGGAAAAATAGACAATGACTTTAATTTAAGTGAAAGTGATTGGATTCCTAGAGTTGCTGCTTGGACTATAGATGCACTTTCTCAAATGAAAGTTCTTCCTATGGAAAGAAAAAATAGAACTCTTGAAGTTTCTGATAGAACTGCGCAATTCCCCTGCACACTTAATGCAGAGGAAATTGTTGTTTATGATAAGAATGGTTGTGAGATACCTGCTTATAATAAATTTAAATCATGCGGTTGCGGAAATTCTAATATCCCTTTTACGGGGGAACAAATAGGAGTTACAGACCCTTATTCTAAAAACGGATGGGAAACTGTTCAAGTAGCAAATATTGTAAATAATTCTAATAGAAATTATGTATTAGATGGAAATAATATAAATTTAAATTTCGATACTGATGAAATTGTTGTAAATAGTCTAGAAGTTGCTACTTATCACGACGATTATTATGATTGTGAATGTCCTTATATTTATGACGACGGTCTTTTGTTAGAGGCTCTTGAATGGTATGTTTTGTATAAATATTTAAGTAGAGGAAGTAAACATGTTGTATATAGTTTAGCTTCTACAAATCCTGTTACTAATCCATTTACTCAATGGAATACTCTAAGACCTAAAGCTATTGCTTCTGTTAAAGGAAAATTAGGAAGTGCTAAAGGTTGGAATAATTTCTTTTATAATAGTACATTTTTACCAAGAAGATAAGTTATGAAAATTGTACCGAAATTATATCTTAATGGAAGTCCACAAAGTGCTGAAGATGGAAGTTTAGCTTTTGCTAAAAATATGAAAATAGATGACGACGGTAATCTAGTTAATGATTATGGATATGAAAATATAACTGCTTTAAATTATATTTCTAGTAAGTATTTATTTTTCTATCATTTAGGACAAATAATAGGTCTAAATAATAAAATATATATATTCGCAAAAGGCGTTAATGAAATAGAGGATATAGATTATGTTGGTACTGTAGAAGATAGTCTTATAATAGAATACGATGAAATAGAAAAAACTGCTACAGAAATTAAAAGTGCTTGGAAATATAGTGGAGGTTCTATTGATGGTTATGTTAGTACAAATATAAGTGGAGAAATTATATTAACTATAGCAGAATATATAGAAGGAGGTTCTTCTATTCCTCTTAAACATATAAATCTTTCTTATTGTAGTGAAAACGATAATGAAAGTATTTATTGTCAAGCTCCTGAAGTTCCTATAACTAACTTAATATTAACAGATACTTATACAAAAACAATTCCTAATGGAGTATATGTTTTTTTTATTAGATATAAAATAAGAAAAGATGTTTATACTCCTTGGTATTTATGTAGTCATCCTATATTTTCTGGAGTTTCTGAAGATATAGAAACTATACAAGGAGGTCTTAAATATATAAATCTTCATAAAGACGCAGCTAAATCTTTTATATTTGAAGTATCTCATGTAAATAAATCTGCTATAAACTTATATTCAGAATTTCAATTAGGTTTTATAATTACACATGACGAAGCTACAGATGCTCGTACTTGGAAATCATTTAATATAACTAGTGAAAGAGTTTATTTTGATTATGATAATGTAGAAGAAGCAAATATAGACGATTTACTTGCTACAACTTATGAATTATATAATGTTAATAATATAACTGCTTTTAAAAATAAACTTTATATTTCTAATTATATAGAAACAGATTTTAATAATAAAATTTATAAAGACCTTGCTGCTAATATAAAAATAAAAGCTTTTGGAATAGAAAAAGCAGAAAAAGATAATATAGACCAATTACAATTTAGAGATTATGTTCTTGTATCAGGAGAAAATGTAGATTATTATGATAGTGTAGGAATAAATAGTAAATTAAAAATAGAAGAGCAAAATTCTATATATAAAGGACAATTTATAAATAAAGATAATATAGATTATTCTGTAGTAAAAGATTTTAAATCATCTGAGACTATATCTGACGAATATGACCCAAGTAATAAAAAACAAACTGTATATTTTAAATTTGATTGGAATAGCAGTTTTAATCCTGATATAGTCATTGCTACTTGGATTTCTGACAGAACTATAGGTGGAGTTCCATTTGGACAATTTCAATATGGATATGAAGATTGCTTTCATAACATTTTTTCATATCAAGGTATTACTAAGTTTACACTTAAATTACCTAATAATGTAAATCAATATCATCCTTGGTATAAAAAAGGATTAACTTTTGCTTTTGGTTCAGGGTCTAATGAACTTTTTAGTAATGTTACGCCAATGTATGACAGCGGTGTTTATGTTATTAATAAAAATACAGAAGTATATAGAAACGGCACTCCTACATGGTACGCTGAAGATGGTGGATTTAATGCAGAAAATAAATCTCAAAAACAACGAATGTTTGATGTTGTTTTTAATGAAATAAATAATATTCATAATTTTGGAATGTGTTATCTTATTGTAAGAGAAGGGGCTGCAAGCTACAAAATAGGATATAATAATATAATGGATGACACTAAATTTTACGGATATGATTATGATGGAAAAAATATTATAAGTTATTTAGATTACAATTATACAACTGACAATACCATTTCAAAAGATTTTGAAGATAAAATTACTACCTTTGTAAATACTAAATTAACAGATGCTTTTGTAGGAATAAGTGCTTCTGGAAAAATAATGGTAAAAGTTCAAGATTCTGATGGATATGATAAAATTATAGAAATTAGTTCAGCTACTTGTGTAATAAAAAAATTTTATTTTGGATATAATAGTGAAGATGTTGCAGAAGATAAAGAAAATAATTATTCTCAAGTATGGACTGGTCAACTTAAATCTGACGTATATAATGTAGATGTAAGTTTTGGATTTAAAAAAGGTATTATAAATATAGAAAATAATGAGTCTAATATAGTTATTAAACAGAGACCTTCTTTAATGCCTCATTCTCTTTATAACGTATACGTTCATTTTGTAGATTCACATAATATTATATCTAATGGATTTTTTGTAAATACATTAGATACTGATTTTGTATGTGATTCTTCTAGTAGACCTATTAAAGATTATAATGATATAATAAATTTAGGATATACTTTTAATTCTGCTCCTAATTTTCCAGATAATATAAAATCTTTTTTCTTTTCTATAGTAAATAAAGGAGATATTATAATTCAAGGGTTTAATTATAAATATGATTCTACAAATAATTTAAATATATTACATTCTATAGAAATAGATAGTTTACTTTATAATTTAAATAATAATATTACTATATGTAAAGAAAAAGTAACATATAACGATGTAGGTCTTATAAAATTAATAGAATTAGAAGATATTACAACAGAAGCTAAATATTATTCTAGTGGAGATTCTGATAACTTAGCTTTTGGAAACTGTGGTTATATTGCTTGGAATGGAGATACAGATTTATCAAATGTAAATTTATATATAAGAGTTAAAAGAAATAATACTTCTGAAAAAAATTATATTCTTACAAAAGCCACTCCTTATTTAACTATTCCAGGTAATCATACTTATAATACTTGGAGAACGTTACAAGGTAATTCTGGTTTTTATAATTCTTATTTATGTGCTATAAAAAAACCAAATTTTGATGCTTCTAGTGTAACTTATGTTTCTGGTAATGATATATATACTACAAATAGAACTTCAAGTACTATAAAATTAACTGAATTTGAAGATTTTATAAATATTATAAGTTCTCCTACACAAAAAATAATAAGTAATTTTAATCTAAACTATCTTACTACAACAGAAGATATTAACGATAAAATATTTTCTATAAAAAATAGTTCTGAAAAACAAGTTGCTAAAGTTTTAAATTCTTCTATACTTAGTTTTATTTATGAACTAAAGCCTATGTATAAAGACTTTATGAATAAAACTTTTAGACCTGCTGAAGAATTATATAAAACTAAATTTGACAATACAATTAGGGTTAGTAATGTTTTATCAAATGAAACCTTTAATAATTCTATATTTAAATTTGAAGCTGTAAATTATTATAATGTACCAGCTGATAGAGGTATTATAGTAAAACTATTTGCTATAGGAAATTCTATATATGTTCATACAAAAAATTCTTTTTACAAATTTGATACTACACATACTATAACATCTACAGATTCAGATATAAATCTACAAGAATCTGAACCTTTTGAAATGGGAGTTACTCAAATATTTGATTCTCAATACGGTTACGGAGGACTTAATAATAAAGAAGCTGGTTGTATAACTTTTGATTCTTATTTCTTTTATGATACAAATAGTAAACATATATTCTCGTATGGAGGTACAGGACAGATTAAACTTATAGATGGAAGTATTAATAAATTTATAAATTATTATAGTCCTAAATATTGTAGAACAGTACACGATGAACTTAACAAACGAATATTATTTAATTTTTACGGAGATATTGAATTTACTTTAAGTTATAATTATAAAAATAATAGTTTTGTATCATTCCATGACTTAACTTTAGATAAAACATTTTATAGTAGAACAGGAATATATACTTTAGGAAACGAGACTAATATAACTAAATTATTTGAATCAGAAATAATAGATACAGATAGTTTATATGGAATATCTACTAAAAAATCTCAAATAGATTATAAATATATAGTACAAGATGAAAATTTAGAAGATAAAGATTCTTATGGAAATTTTAATATTTCTGTAATATGTTTTCCAAAACAATATTTAATAGAAGTGTTAAATTATATATCTTATGTTGCTAATGTTATAACAAATACTAATAAAAATAATATTATAGATTTAAGTATAAATAATAAAGATTTAACTAATCCTGTAAAAGCATTGACTATAAATACAGATAGTTGTGCATCAACTATTGTTAAATCTACAGTAGATGACACAGTTAGACCTAATACTTTATTAGATTATAAAGGTTTTAAATATAATAAAGGTTTTTGGAATGTAAATTATTTTAGAAATTATAAATATATACAAAATGTTTACGATTATCCTAAAATAATAGGAGGCGATGGCAATAATATTAGTGATAATCAATCTCTTATATATGGAAGATACTTTTTATTAAATTTTGATTTTATAGCTAAACCTGTTAAAATAGAATCAGTACAAATAAATACCCAAAATTATTAAAGATATGGCAAAAAGAATATTAGCAAAATGTGGAAAAAGAAAGAAAGCTTCTCTTGGAGGAGAAGCAGCAGCTATCCTTGCAGCTGCCGGAATGAATGTTGCTGCACAGTCAGCAGCTTCAATAATGACTTCTAATGCTACTAAAGATGCAGCTAGAAAACAAGCAGAAGCTACTACTGCTTCTGCTCAACAGCAAGCTATTGCTCTTAAAGAACAAAATGAAAAACTTAATGAGCAAAGAAAAGAATCTCAAGATTTTGTTAAACAACAAAATGAAGAAAATAGACAAATTCAAAAAGATATTCAAATGCAACTTGCTATGCTAACAGGTCAACAAAATGTTAATGATAGACTTGAAGCTAGTAAGATAGTAGTTAAAAATGGAGGTAAAGTAGCTAAAAAATTTAATACATATTCTCTACGGGGGAGCAATAATGAGTTTAATGTAACTGATGGGGGTCGTGTTATTCCTATAAGTAATACTCCTGAAGGATTTAAACTTTTTGAAATAAGAGGAAATGACCACGAACATTATCATAAAATAAAAGGTGGAAAATATAAAAGTGGAGTAGGAATTAAATTTAAAGATGGAACTGTTGTAGAAGGAGAAGGAAATCAAAATACATCTCAAGGAGAATATATGCTTCAAACTCCAACAGCATCTTATTTTTTAAGTAAACATAATATACTAGGATTTAATCCTACTAAAGCTGTTAATGCTGGTATGCACCCATTAATGGCTTTTAATATTCAAGAAAGAAATAAAGCTATAAAAGGAGTAAATGATGACGGAAGTTATAAAAGCTCCCCTTTAAAAAAGAATATGGCATATTATGGTACTTCTATTCCTAATGTTATAGATATGTATAATAACATTTCTCCTAATTTAGGAACAGATATTACTGGAGCTGCTTCTACAGGAGTAGCTTATGGTAATAATGAAAATAATCAGCTTAAATGTGGAGGAAAAGTAAAAAGAACTCTTAAATGTGGAGGAAAAACTAGACAAAAAGCAGAATCAGGATTTGTTAAATTTTTAAATAAAAATTCTGATTATGTTGGAGCAGGTCTTACAAGTTTAGGAAATATACTTGGTGCTACAATTACTACAAGTGGTAACAATAAAGCGGCTAATGTATTATCTGATGCTTATAATAATGCTGGCAGAATTATGGCTGATGCTTATAATTCATTAGAAACTATAGATTTAAATTCTATAAATAGAGATGATTACAAATCATCTCATGCTTTAGTGTCTCTGCAAGCTCCTATGAGTCATTCTGCTTCTCAATTAGCTTTGGCTGATAGACAACTTCAAAGAAGACTTTCAAATGCTGGAAAATATTCTATTAGTGGAGCAGGAGCGTTAGATAAACAAACTAGAGCTGAAATTGATACACAGGATATTAGAAATAGTATAAGTTCTACAGACCAACAACAAATAGAAAAAATTGTTCAATCTAATTTTGATAGAGCAAATCAGGTTGCTATGAGAAATGCAGAACTTGATACTCAAGCAAATCAAAATTATGCACAAGCATATTTAGATTTACTTAAATACAACAATAATATAAAGAATGAAAGACGTATTGGTGCTTCTGATGCGTTATCTAATGCTTCTATAAAAAGTGCAGAGGCTTTAGCTAATGCAAAAATGGCTAATACTTCTTCATGGGGAAGTGCTTTAACGCATTCTGCTAATGAATTTGCTAATACTTTAGAAAATAGAATGAATACTAAAAAACAAACTAGAGACAGAATGCTAGGAGCCGGAAAAGCATCTAAATTAGAGTATTATGCAAATTATGCAAGTGATTCAGAAGCCCGTAATCAATATGATGTTCTTACAAAACAAAGAAATATATTATTAAATAGTACAGACGAATTAGATAAAAAGAGAGCAAAAGACTTACAAGACGAAATAAATTATATAGCTTTTTCAAGAGGATTTGACCCAATAAAATAGTAATGTTATGCCTATACAAAATAATAGATTTAGATTAGCAGACGTAAATTTTACTCCTGTTGTTTTTCAAGGAGTTACTAGAACTCCTATAAAAAGGGATTTAAGTGCATTTGGAGAATCTTTAAATAAAATAGACGAACGTAAAGAAAAAGTTGACCAGCAAACTGCTGCTGTAATGTCTGCAATAAATAATGTAAAATTAGATTCTTCAGAAAATGCTTGGAAAAAAGATTATGTTAATAGAATAAAAAATGAAATAAATTATTATGTTAAATCAGGAGATTATTCTTCTGCTTTAGAAACAGCTACAAGATTAGCTGGAGAAGCAGTAAATAGTCCAGAACTTACAGGAAGACAAAGATATTATGAAGAAAGACAAAAATGGTTAGAAGAATTAAAAGCTAGGCACACAAGAAAAGAAATAGATTCTGATACATATAATAGGGCTGTAGCAGAAAATCCTTATAGTTATTTAGATACTTACGATGATTCTGGAAAAATTACTGGGGGTATATCTTGGACTCCAGCTTTTAATCCTAAAAATGATATAGATTTAACTCAAGTAACAAAAGAATTAAAAGCTTTAGTTACTCAAAGTGGAACATCTACATCTAGAAAATATGGAACTACAGCTTCATATATAGATTCAGAAGGAAATATAACTAAAGACCAAAATAAAGCAAAAGCTTATTTTTCAGTTACTAGTGGAGGAAGAAGAGCCTCAAGTGAAATAGGAATAACAGCAGAAAAATGGGAAAACGCATATAATGCTTGGGTATCTGCTCATCCAGAAGCTTTAGCACAATTTGAACAAAAAAGACAAAATTCTATATGGAACTATAATCAATATATAAATAAATCTAATAATTTAAGTATTTCAGAAGAAGAAAGAAATTTAGCTAAACAAACTGCTGATGCAATAAAAGCTACTTATACAGATAAAGATGGGGCTTTACTTAGTGCAGAAAATTATGCTAAAAAATTAGTTAATCCTATGTTTGATGTTATGTCATATAAAATAACTTCAAGCGATATAGAAGAATCTTCTACATTATTAGATAAAGATAGATTGTCTAGGGTTGCAGTAGCTGAAGCTTATAAAACAGCTTATGGTTTAACTGATTTAGATGCAGACCTTATGGCTCAAGGAGCTCCTATGGAAGTAGTATTAACAAATGCTGCAACTAATAGAGCAAATTTAGATAAGGAAGCACAAAAATTTGCTAATATGTTTATAGATGTAACAACTAATGCTCCTAAAGTTCCATTATTATTTGGAAATTATTCTACAAATTCTGGTACAAATTCTGGTACAAATTCTGGTAAAAAATAATAATATATTATGAGTACAAATACTGATTTTGCTTCTAAATATTCAGAACTTTTAAATAAAAAAGATTATAGAGGATTAGCTAATCTATTATCTAATACTCAATTTACTGATTATAAAACTAGACAAGAAGCTAATAAACTTATAGAAAAATTTGAAGAACAGGCAGATATAGATGATAAACTTTTAGAAGGTGCTGACGATAATACTCGTAGAGCTTATAATTTTATAACTAACGGCCCTTCTAAAGAGGATATGTCTAATGAAAATAGTCCAAGTTATAAGTTTATGAGTGCTTGGAATAATATGGCAGATAAAAATGGAAATATAGCATTTAATTTTAATAATGAAATTGAGTATAATAAATTTATTTCAGAATTAGGAGGAAATGAAAAAAATATAAAAGATATGGGAATAAATTTATCTTCTAATTATGGAATATCTTTTGCTACAGATATAAAAGATAAAATACAAATATTTAATGCCATAAAGAAATCTGGTATAATAGAAGGTTTAAATATAAAACGTATGGGTTTAGCTTATAATAACCCAGGTATATTAAAACAAAATAAAGCTTCTGTTTATTTGCCTGAAAACCAACAACGTATTCTTGATAATTTTAATAAAATGAATAGTGTTGTACAAGAAACAAATTCTTTATACAATACTATTTTTGAAAATACAAAACCGTATCTTTCTGAAACTATAGTTACAGGATATATGGGAGAAGATGACAAAAAACTTCAACAATATTTTTCAAATGGTCTTATAGATTTACCTACATTTAAAGAATTAAGAAATGTTCTTGAAGAAAAATATAATAGAGTTCTTACCACTATGGATTTAACACAATATGATGTGTTTTCTATGAATGAAGATAATAATGGAAGTCATGTTCTCCAACCTTTAAAAGATAATCTTCTTAAATCGCAATTTAATGATGAAATTAATAGAGCTATTGCAGATAAAAGAATACATTTTTCTCATGCTACAAACGGATTAGATATTGGTACAATGATTGTTATAGACCCTAAAGTAGATAAAGACGGTAAACCAATATCCGGAGATTATAATAATCCTCGTAGATTTTTTGTAAAAGATTTATTTAAAAGTAGTGCAGAAAATTCTTTAAGAGATAGAACTGAAATTGTAGCACAAATGCAATATGCTAAACATCAAACATATAAACATATTTATAGAGGAAGCGATTTTACTATAAATGATTGGGACTCAACTACAGATTCTGCTGTATATACAGATTCAAATAATGTATCTAGAAGATTAAATAAATCTGAAATATTAAATATATTAGACGATGATGCTATATGTAAAAGAATAACAGAATATTATGAAGATGCAAATTTAGTAGATGACAACGGAAAAGGTTATACTAAACAATATTTTAATGTTTATAAAGGCAAAGGTTTTAATCTTACAGATTTATATAATCATATACAAGCAAACTGTACTATGGCCATGACAGAAAAATATAAAGGAGAAACTGAAACCTATATAAAATATAAAGCTCAAAAATTAATGAATAATATATTTAGAAAATTAAATATTAAATTTAATGTAGAATCCGAACAAAATCCCGATTTAAATATTTAATATTATGGATATAAATAGTATTTTAAATAATGATGGATACCATGCTCCTAATCCAGAATATAAAAAAGGCAATGGACAACCTAAATTTATTATAACTAAAGACCCTAATTATGCTATAGGAAGTACAGGGTCTATGTTTATGGAAGCTGCAAAAAGAGGAGATTTAGATAAAATAGGAGATGTTGATACTTATAAAAAGTATATAGAATATGGTATAACTCCCAAACAAGGAGAAAACATAGACGATTATACTAGAAATTTAGCAGATGCTCAAAGTTGGTTAGAACAAGCTAGAAATTCTCTTATACAAACTATAAGTGAAGGAACTTTAGGTACAGTAAAAGCTTTTGCTGACCTTTTTGATATAGTAACATTAGCTCAATTACGTAAAGATAACGATTATCAAAATCCTATAAGTGCTCAATTAGAAAAATGGCAAGAACAAATTAGAGATAATACTACAATATGGCAAAATCCTGATTCTAATGTTTTAAACGGAGGTTTATTTGATAGTGGATTTATATTTAATGGTCTTCCTAGTATAATTTCTTCTTTAACTTTACTTATTCCATCAAAAGCTGTAACAGTAGGTGTAACAAGAGGTATGAGTTTTGTTACTAGAAAAGGTTTAAAATTTGCTAGAAATCTAGAAAAAGCTAATAGAGCAAACAAAATAGGAGAAAGCTTAAATGCAATAAATGCTACTGAGAAAACATTAGCAGAAACAGAAGGAGCTAGCAAAGTAGCTAAATTTAATGCTTATTTAAATGGTCCTACTGGTAAAATAACAAAAGATTTAATAGATTATGGAATAGGAGGTTTTACTTCTAGACTTCTAGAAAATTATCAAGAAGCAAGACAAACTTTTAATGATTCTAATCCTATATGGAGTGATATTTTAAAAAATATGTCTCCCGAAGAAAGAGAAAAAACTATTAACAATTTAAAAGAAGAATTTGGGGAAAATGCAGCAGATTGGGGAAGTTATGATAGTATAGCAAATTTAGTTTCTAGAAAAGCAGCAGATGAAACTTTTAAAGCCGATATGGCTAATATAATGTTTGATATATATCAAATGTATTCTATAGGAAAAGTAGCTAGAGCTATAAATGGTCCTAGTAGAGCTGCTCTTAGAAGAATTAATAAAAATAATAAAAAATTTGCAGGTAAATCTCAAACTGAAATAGATGATATATTAGGAAAAAGAACTAAATTTGAAAAATTTAAAGATAAAACAGGTGATATTATAATAGGAGGTAAACATTCTATACTTTCAGAATTTACAGAAGGAGTAGAAGAAGCTATAAATTATATAGCTCAAGAAGAAGGATTTCATTATGGAAAAGTTTTATTAGGTCAAGAAGAAAAAGGAGACTTTTTATCAGATAGACTTCAAAATTATGTAAAAGCTCCTCAATTATGGGATGCTGCTTTTTGGGGACTTGTTGGAGGAGTTGTATTTAATTCAGCAGGAGAATATGCAAATAGAGTAACAAGGGCTTTTGATAAAATACGGGACACTAAAAAAAAGGCTAAAGAACAAATAGCAAATAATGAAAATCCTATTAAAATTCCTACATTTAAAGAAGCTTTTAAAGACACAGAATTAGAAATAAGAAAAGAAAATCTTGAATCAAATATAACAAAATATAATACTACTGTAGAAAAATTAAATAGAATAAACTCAGGAGAAGATGTTTACGGATTAACAAATGCAGGAACATTAGAAACAACAGAAGAAAAGAACGCATCTAAAGACATAGCAATTAGAGAATTTAGAGATATGGTTTTATTAGATGCTATGGATGCTGGAAATTATAATTATGCTAAAGATTATTTATCCTCAGACAAATTAAAACAATCTTTTGTAGATTCTGGTATATTAACACAAGAACAAGCAGACAGAACTCAAGTTGAAGTTTTAACTAGAGGAGATGAACTGTTAAAAGAATATAATTCTCAATTAAGAAATATTTATAATTCTGTTGCAGGTTGGGGAGAATATAATGACGCAGATTTAACAGAAATACCTGCTGAGGTATTTAATATTATAGCTAGAGAAAATATACATCACAAACTTGCTACAAAATATTATGAAGATAGAGTAAACAGAATACTAAAAGCTAATATTGAATTAGAAGAAGATTCTAAAGAAGAATTAGAAAAAGCTAGTAAAGAAAATGGTATTGCTGATTTTAAATCAATAATAGAAAATGTATGGAAAGCTCAAAGTTTAGGAATAGTTAACGCCGAAATAGAAGATATACAAAATAATAAACAACATGTAACTCCTGCTGGACAAGCTGTTTTAAGAAATTTAAAATTAAGAAAAAAAATATTAGAAGACGAACTATTAAAAAATGCTTATAATGAGGGTAGTGTTAATGTAGAAGGAGCTGCTAATGTTTTATTAACTGCTAAATCTATATCTTCTGTAGAATTGCTCCCCTATAAAAGAGGAGAACAACATACATATCAAGTAAATGAAGCTAATGAAAATTATAAAAAATTATCTCAAGCAATAGAAAATAGAGATGAAAAAATAATAAAAGAACTAGCTCCTATAATGGAATCTATTTTATCTAATAAACAAAATAATGAAACAGGTACTAGTTTTTTAGAAGATGTTATTAACAGAGCAGAAGTTTTAGACCAAACAATGAAAACTCTTTATAATTCTAAAGGAGAAATTAGTATTTTAAAAAATATAAATTCTCAATTAGATAGTAATTATAGAGAACTCGCAGCTATGCAAATAAATGCTTTATTTGAGAAATCTCAAGTAAATAGCACTAGAGAACAAATAGCATCTAGAGCAAATGATATAATGAATGAATTAAATATAGCTAGAGCAGAAGCTATAGAATCATCTTCTCATTTATATCAACAATTAGCTAAAAGATATGGAAAACAAGATATTATAAATGAATTAACAAATTATGTAAAAACAGGAGAACATACTGAAGTTTTTGATAGATTTAACGATGATGAAAAATCTGCATTTAATTCTTATACTCAAATATTAAAATTAAATAAACCTAGTCAGGATATAGTTATAAAAGATATAGTAAATGCTTTAAATTATAACGATATTTATGAATATTCTAAGGAAAAAGATGTAATAGAAATAATAAGAGAACAAAAACGTAAACGTGCTGAAAAAGAAACTCAAAAAAATAATACATCTCAAAATTCGATTTCAGAGCAACAAAATCAAACGGCGAACGATAATTTAGAAAGCAAATTAGAATCAAATACAACAACGCTAACAGGCCAAATAGACAATTTTGATAATCAAAATCAGACAGAAGAAGAGTTATCGGAAGGGCTTGTAAATGTAGATGATAATCAAAATATTGGTAATGGTAATGCTCTTTTAGATACAGAAACTGTAAAAAATTTAAGTGATGAAGATTTAAATACTGCTATAAATTCTACAAGAGAACTTATTGCTGACGTTTCTATTCCAGATAATTTAAAACAAGAAGCTACTGCTAATCTACCTATTTTAGAAGAAGAACAAAAAAGAAGAACTGAAGAAACTCAAATATCTTCTACGGGGGAGCCTTTGCAAACAACAGAGTCTATTCCTACTTCATTAGATAAATCTGACGTTGTTGTTGCTGTTACTAATTTAGTAAAAGATTTATCTACAAATAATCCTGAAAATATAGATATAAATACATTAAAAGAAAGAATAGCTACTTCTATAAAACAACAAAGTTCAGAGTTAGAAGATGATTTTGTTAATGATTTAGTAGAAAGTGTAATACCAATAGTAAATAGAAAATTAAAAAAAGAAGGAGATAATATAGAATCAGCTTTAGCTAAAGGTATAGTTAGATTAAGTAGAATACCTATGGCTGATAAATCAAATAAAGCTGTTAATGAGGCAAAAGCTTTATTAAATAAAACTTTTGATGATTTATTAGATATATTTAATAGACGTTTATCTAAAGGAAAAGTAAATGGTAAATATGTTATACCTCTTGAACCGTTAATTCGTTATGCTCGTAAAATAACAAATAATGAGTTTGAAGCTCAAGAAATGTATAATGCATTTACTAAAATAATAGCTGAAAATCCTGAAAAATATGTAACTATTCAAGGAAAAATAATAAATCCTATAAAAACTATAGAAGATATAACAATGCCTGTTACAGATAGAATAAAATCTTTGAATAATAGCATAGGAGGAAGAACTTTAAATATAATGGATATATTAAATAAAGCAAATCCATTAGATAGAATAAATACACTTAAAGCTATTAAAAATCTTAAACCTGGTTCAAAATTATATATAACTCCTAATTACGATAACGAAAAAGTAAAAGATAAAAAACTAAATGAAGTATTTATAGGAGGTTTTGATATTATAGCTATTACTCCTGAAGGAGAAAAAGTACTTATAAGTAAACTTCCTACTCCATCTTTTGGTGTTGGAGGAAAAAATATATATACAGCTAATTTAGATGAGTGGTATTATACTTTTCCTTTAGCTAATCAAAAAGGTAAAATAGAATATCCTATTCAAAGATTTTTTAAAGACCTTTTTATAAGTGATGACGAACTTGCTGTAAAATTTAGAGACTTACTTTCATTATACGAATCTTATACTCAAAAAGAAGCGTATAATGAAAATATTGGAGAAAAAACTATAAAAGAAGCTTATATTGTATTAGAAGAATTTGCTAAAAAATATAAGTATGATTTAAATAGTTTTGTACAATATTATACAAAAGATGAATATGGAAATGCTAAACGAATAAGACATTTAGCAAAACTTGATTATTATACACAAAATAAATGGGCTTTAGATTTAGAATCTGCCGATTATAATGAATCTGATAAAAATCTTAGAATTAAAAGTTTTACAGACTCTATAAATTTATGGTTTGATAAATTGATAGAAAGTAGTGATAGCAGACACGCTATGACTGATATTCTAGAAACATTAGAATTAAAATATAATCCTAATTTTGAAAATAATAAAAATCTTTATGATATAGGAGTAGAAGTAGAATCTGTAGGAAAACCTAAACTTATAAGAACAAAAGAAGAAAATGCTCTTCCTATAAGTGAAGGAATAGCAGACCAACACAAAGATGATATACATCTAGCTGCTGGAGATTTAAACAATAGAACTCAAATAGTAGTATCTAACGGAAAACCAATAAATTTAGGAGGAGAAGATACAACAGGTAGAAGTATAGTAGTAATTACAGCTCCAAATGGTAATCCAGTTTTAATTCCGGCATATCCTGCTAGATTGCAAGATGATATATTTGAAAATAATGTAAAATTAGCTGCTTTTAAAGAAGCTCTTACAACAAAACTATTTGAACTTATGGATGATTGGTATGAAAATCCTGATAAAAATAGTGAAGCTTTAGAATTATTTTTAGATTATTTAGGCCATAAAACTAAAGAAAGAAGAAAGTCTGGAATTTCTTTATTTGCTGGTTTTTCTGTAAATTATTTACCTAATGGAAATGGTTTTTCTATAGTATATAAAACTTCAAATGGAAATGTATTATCTCCTACAAGTAAAGAAAACGGAGAATATCATTATCTTACTTTTTATAATAAAGTTTCAACAAAATACGGTAAAAAAGCAAGAGCTGCTGTACAAGATTATGTAAAAAATGAAAATAATCCTGCTATAGTTTGGAACTCTAATCCTAAAGATACTAGTTTATTACAACAATTTAATAACATGAAAAATATTATAAAACATGTAGTAATAGATTCTTTAGCTATTAGAATAGACCCTACTAATATAAATGCAGATAATAATTCTAAAATAAATTATGGACATTTTATAATTAGAGACGATAATGGAAATCTTGCTTTAAAAGTTCCTGGAATAAAAAAGCCTAGTAATAATTTAAAACAATATTACTACGAATCCACAGGAGACGTTATTATAACTAATTTAGGAAAAGACGGAAAAGCTGGAAATTTTAGTGATTTTATTTTGTTTAATGATGTAGTTAAAGTAACTACAAAACAAATAGCTGGCAGTAATTTTAATTTTTTCGATAATAGTGATGGAGATTTTGGAATAACATATGCAGTAAAACCTATATCTCCATCTATAATTAAAGAAACTGTACCTCAACAAGAAGTTAATGTAAAATTAAGTGATACAGTTAAAGAACTTTTATCTAATAAAAGAAATTCTAAAACAAATTATAGTAAAGCTATTATAAAAGAAATATTAAATAGAATAGCAGATGCAAATAGTTCTTTATATCAATTAACAAAGAATAGTCAATTATTGAATAAATTTTTGCATAAAAATGTTATATTTGTAGAGAACTTTAACGGAGCTTCTTATACAGAAGAAAATGAAACTAAAACTGTTCCAGAAGATGCTTATGCCGCTAATATACCTGTAGATACAGAATTTACTATAAACGGAAATAAAATTACTGTAAAAGGAGGAAGTATAGTAGTTAGTAATAATTTTATGGAATTATTAGATGGAGATACTTATGATATGATAGATGCTCTTCATCAACTATTACACGAAAATGTACACGCATTTATAGTAGAAAATGAAAAAGCTAATCCTGAATCTAACAAATATAAAAAAGAATTAACTGAATTATGGGAAGAATATAGTAGAAAAAGTCCAAACTCTCCTCATTCTAATACTAATCCTTCTATGGATTTAGAGGAATTTATTGTAGAAAGTCTTACTAATATAGATTTGATAAAAGAATTAAATTCTATAAAAGCTGATAATCCATTAAATAATGAAAGAAAACCTAAATCTTTATTAGGAAAGTTATTAGATAAATTGATTTCTTGGTTATCTGATATACTAGGAAATGATTTTAAAATAAATAAAGATAGTTTATTTTCTAAAGAATATGCTATATTTGAAGAAACTATAATAAATAATAATAATAATTATAATAAAATTAAAAAAGAAAAATTAAAAACTAATACTAATAAAAAAAGTAAAAAACAAACTTATATTGAAAGTACATTAGATTTTGATTTTACAGAAGATACGCAAACTATAACAGAAATAGAAGAAAAAGAAAATAAAGAAAATAATAATTCTGATATAGACGAATTAGACGGATTTACTATAAATATAAGCAAAAAAGATAATAAAAGTATAATATCCCAAGACAACAGAGAAGAAGCACCTGATATGGATACTATAAAAATAAGACATAGTAGAATAAAAATGAGTTTTCCAACTCTCAGAGGAACTTTAGACAATGTAAGTGGAGATACTTATTTTGATATTGTAACTAAAATAAATAATGGTATAATTACAATTAAATGTAAATAATATGAAAACAAATTGTTCATTTGTATCAAGTTCTTTACTTAAAGACTTAGAAATTTTTTGTGGTAATGATAGTGCTAAATATCTTGAATATTTTAGTAAAATTTTTAAAAGTAATCCAGAAGAAGAACAATTAGAATTTAGACCTGCATTTACAAAATGGTATAAGAAAAAATATAAAGAAGAATTAGATACAGAAAATCTTACTTCTGAAAAACTTAAAACTTTAACTGTAGATTATGCTACAGATTTAAAACCATCTTATGAACAAACCGAAGAAAGTATAAATACTAGCCGAGCAGTAACGTTCGGCTATACTTCTTCTATTGCTAGAAAAAAAGCTATATTTTATATTTCTGTTCTTATATATAATGATTATTTAAATGCTGATACAACTAAAAATAAAAAAGAACCTAATACTCTTTCTGATATAGCAAGTAATAATGTAAGATATATAAGAGATAATCTTGCTTATATGTTGGCTCAAGGAGATAAAGAATTGTATAAAGAAATATGGAAAAATCTTACTAATAATTGCTCTGAATATTTAGATAATCTTATAAGAGAAAATAAAAATAATAAGACTGCTATTCCTTATACAAATACAATTTTTAATTGGATAGCGTTATATAAAGAACTTACTACTACATATAAAGAAACAGAAGATTCTGTTTCTGTTCAAGAAAAAATATTTGATGAAATATATAATAGTAAATTGATAACTTCTTTAAAATTATCTAGATATGATAATTTCGATGATATAGAAAACGCTAATAAAGCATCTTTAGACTCTTCTGAAACAACAGATTCTACCGAAGATGATTCTGTAGATGAGGAAAATAATCAAACAGACACTTCTATTAGAGACCATACTCTTCATCATGGAGAATATAATGATTTTAAAAAACATTTATCAGAAAGAATTAAAAGAATATTAAATACAATTCCTAAACTAAATAGTCCTGTTTTAGATACAGATGATATATCTAAAGAAAATATAGATTTAAAAATTGACGAATCTATAGGTTTTCCTGAATATTTAGATTCTACTGAAGTAGCTACAGCTTTGTATTCTTATGTAAGTAAAGACGATGCTGATTCTATGGTAGAATCTATAAAAAATATTGCAGAAACATTTCCTGAATATGCAGGTTTTAGTATATTATATAATAAATTAAAATCAAATCAAGATTTAAAATTTCATTTTTATACTAATTTCGGAAAACATATAATATCTAAAGCACAAACAATATTTAGTGATGATTTATTAGTATATAGAATAAGTAATTCTAACGCTAATAGATTAGATACTTTAAAAACTCAATATATAAATGAATTTATAACAAATGCTGTAAATATAGATATTACAGACATAAAAACAGAATTGGATAATATAACATTTATAAATAAAAGAAATAAAAAAGTTCTTCTTTATAGTGAAAAACAAGATAAAGAAATACCTAAAATTTTATTTAAAATAGAAAATGAAGTAGGTAAATCTGAAAGACTTAACGAAGCAATAGGAAGTATGTATAATATTCTTAAATATTTTTATCCTTCTTTAAGTCATGTTTCTTTAGTTAATTTTGTAGTAAATAATAAAGACCTTACTATTCAACAAGCTATGGCAGCTTTATACAGTGATGTTAAAAAAGCTGTTAATACTGCTGAATCTGTCCAATTAAGTATAAAACGTAAAGAAGACGGAATAAAAGCAGCAATGGCTTATAATAATAAACTTAGACTAGAAAATAAAAATAAAAAAGCTAATCATACTCAAAATGAATTTAAAGATATAAAACAGCTTAAAGAAGAAGACCCTATAAAAACAGAAATGCTTTCTTCTCCTATTTCATTTGCAGAGCATATGCTAAAGTATACTATGATTAAAACTAATTTAAATAGCGTTAATGTTCATGGTAATCAATCTTCTGATATATTAAATAGCAGTCTTATAACTAGATTAAAAGCTATATTTGAAAATCCAGAAAGAGGAGAAAATTCTCCATTGCAACTATTAGCAGAAGATTGTCATTTATATAATACAGTACAATATAGACTTAGTAATATTCTTATAGAACAAGATGGACATCCTGGAATATTTAGAAAAGAAAATGATAAATATATTCCTACAGAATATGCTAACAGTTTATTAGAATTTACTTTATTTAATGGAGCTATTAATCAAGATACAGATATAGCAGTTCTTTATTCAAATATGAGTAAAGGAGATTATATAGGAACTTCTTGGGCTAATTTCTTTTCAGATGTAAATAGTAATATACAAGGACAAAATATAAAATTAGGAAGATATTTTTTACGTATTCCATCAGATGCTCCTAAAACTTTTATAATAAAAGCTCCTAGATATATAATAGATGCTACTACTCCTTTATTTTCAACTGGAAATCAAGAAGAATTTGATTCATTTATAAAAAATATAGCAAATAATTTACTTTCTTCTAATGTTACAGTTCCTGTAGAATCTTTATTAGCTTATGCTGAAAAAGTTGGAGTTCTAGTAGAAAACGATAATGACTTTGTAAAGCATATATTTTCTAAAGGGGAGCGAGGAATAGATTTAGGAGAATTTTTAAGTGATAGAGAAATATTAAATATACAAGAAGAAGTAAAAGCTCAAAACGAAGATACTGCTAAAATTTTATTTGTTAAGAAAAACAATGATAAAACAGTATTTTCTTATATAATGGAAGGAAATCTTAAAAAAGGATATTTATATAATGCTAAATTTAAACAATTTATTAATGCTGAAAATTCAAAAGATAGCCTTACTGATATTATATCTAATTATTTTGAATCAGATTTTATAAATAAAGGAAAAATAACTTATAACGGAACAGAATTAAAAAGAGAAAGAGTTATAAATAAAAATCATCAAATCTTTAAACAATTAAAAAGTTCTTTTAAACAAGAACTTCTTGATGGTATAGATGCTGCAAGATTAATGTTTAAAACTTCTATTTTAAAAGATGGAGAAGGAAATCCTATCTTAGTAAATGGAAAAGAATCTTATATAATAAATAGAGATGAAAATTTAAATCCTATATTAAAAGAACAATGGGCTAAAGATTTAAACGGTCTTAGTCCTATTTATCATTTTAAAAACAATAAAGCTTACGAAAATAATAAACTTACAGGTAGAGTTTTTGAATCTGATAGATTTATAATTTTTGATGAAAATAAAGAAGTAGTAAGAAATTATGGACAAGAACTTATAAATTCTGTTGTTCAATATTTAAGTACTACAGAAAATCCGTCTATAGATAATCTTCTTCTTTGGAGTGAAAATAATGGAACATTTGATTTAAATCTTACTCAAACTCAAGAAAATATAATAGATAATGCTATATCTAATTATATAAACGATTTTGTAGATGCCTCTTATGCTAGAATACAAAAAACTAAACATTTTATGAGAGGTAAAAAAATCAATATAAATAGTGTTGCTGATTATGTATTAAATCATCAACTTATGTATATAGCTTCTAATGAACTTTTAGAAGGAGATACTAAATATTATAAGAATGTTCAAACGTTTTTAAAAAGAACAAAAGAATATCAAGCTTCAGGAACTCCTTATGGAATTTCTAGTATAAGACGTACTCTATCAACTCCCCCCTTAGAAAGTATTCAGATTGGCCCAGCCAATTGGAACGTTAAACTTACAGATAGATTTAACGCAGTTACTTTCCATACTACTAATACTTTTAATGAAAAAGTTTTAAATTCTCTAGAATCTGTTCTTTCTAATAAAGATATAATGGGAGACCATGCTATGTCTGAACCAGAGGCTCATGCTTTAATGTATGGAATAGATGGAAACGGAGGATATACAGATGCTAAAGTAAATGACGCTCAGTCTTATATAATTTTTGATGAATGGATTAGAAGAGTAGCAGCTAGAGGAGAATTAGATAAATATACTCCACTTATAAATAAAATAAAAAATAAAGAAATTATAACAAAGGATGAATTAACTGAATTTATACAAATACAAAAAAATGTTTATTATGATTTATATTATGACCCTATAACTAATCGTAGACTTCCTAGGCAAATAAAAAATGCTGAATTTGTATTAGTTCCTAATTTTATAGAAGGAACTGAACTTTATGAAGTTTATAAATTTATGGTAAACAATAATATAGCTCAATTAAACACAGATGAAACTTCTAAAGCTGCTAATAATTATATAATAGATGTATTTGATAAAAAAGGAAATTTAAGTCAAACCATAATAGATTTAAATAATTTATCTGAATTAGAAAATAAAGAAAATAAAACTAAAGAAGAAGAAAATAGACTAAAAAGAGCAAAAGATTATAAGAATTTAGTTACTAAAGCTATACAACCATATTCTTATAATTATTTATATGAACAGCAAAAAGTTCCTCAACATATCTTTTCAGATAATAAATTAGCTATTCAAATTGCTAAAAAAATTATAGATAATATACAAGAAAATCATCCTTTGTATGATAAAAAAATAGAATATTTCAATTTACTTACTACGAATATTAAAGATAGCTTTAAAAATTTAATGAAAGAATTTAATATCCCTGTAGATGAAAATGGAAATTTATTAGCTACTGACGTTACTATTTTTGAAAAAATAGATTATAAAAAATTCTATGATAAATTAAAAATAGAACTTGGAAGATTAGGTTTTGATGATAATTCTTTTGATTATGCTACTCTTACAGGAAATATTTTAAGTCCTGGAGAAACAGTAATGCCTAATTATGTAGGCATGATGATTAATAAATTAGAAAGTATAGTTCAAAGTATTGTAACAAAAGCTATTACTAGACAAACTCTTCACGGTTTTCATGCTGCACAAATTACAAATGTAGGATATAAAAAATTAGGAGATAAAAATACTATAAAAAAAGACAGTAACCTTAAATATCATCCTGTTATAACAGATAAACAAGGAAATAAAAAAGTAGAAGCTTATATAGAAGTAAAATTACCTTATGCTGCTTTTGGAATAGATAAAAATTCTTCTTATTATAAAAATATGTCTGATGAAGATATTATAAAAGAATTAGAAAAAGAAGGATTAGACAAATTTATAGGCTATCGTATTCCTACTGAAGGTAAACAATCTATAGCTATAATGAAAATAGCAGGATTTATTCCTGATGGTTCTGGTTCTACTATAGTAGTTCCTAATGAATGGGTTCCTCAAACAGGTTCTGACTTTGACGTAGACTCTGTATATGGAATAATGCACAAAGTTTATATAAATAAAAGAAATGGACGAGTAACGAATATAAAATATAAAACTAATTTTAATATAACAGATTGGTTTAATTATGTTTCTAAAAATATAGGAAAAAAAGAAATAAAATTAGCAATCAAAGATTATAGAAATAAATTACAAGAAATAGAAAAAGAGGCTTATAAAAATCTTCCTGGTAAATATTTTATAGATAAAAATACTAAAAAATATGTTTATATAGGGCCTAAAGGAGCTGTAGTAAAAATACACGGCGCTATAGCAGAAGCTTATGGAGATGAACATTCTAAACAAAGATATTCAGACCAATTACTTAATGAAATAGAATATTTAACTAAGCTTTTAGATACAACTAAATTTAACGAAGAAGAAATAAAAAATATACAGATATATGTAGCTGTTATTGAAAAAATTTATGACGATTTAAATGGAGACGTTATGTTAGATGGAAGTCTTTATAAAAATGAAAATAATAAAGACTTAAATGAATATATAGATAAAATAGAAAAAGCTCAATTTGATTTTTATTTTATTTTATCTAAACACGAAAATATAATGTCAAAAGATGATTTTATAACAGGTGCTAATAGTAATCCTATAAATTATAATACTAAAACTGCTAGAGACAATAGACTTGTAGATATAATGATTGAGATTATGAGTCATCCTTATAGTCTAGAAGAAAATCTTTCTCGTTCTAATTTTGATAAAATAACAGGAAATAAAAATGCAGCAGTAGATAAATTAAGAAATAAAATAGAAGAATTAAAAAGAAAAAATAGAAGTCCTTATAATATATTAGACGAAGCTGAATTTCAGGAAGATGCAATGCAAGGCTTTGCTCTTAAAGGCTTTAGTGTATCTAGAGATACATTTTGTTCTATATGTAATACTGTAAGACCTTTTATACATAATACTTATGCTGTGACTATAGATTATGATTATAGTTATTTAAACGATGAAGAATTTAATAAAGTTTTAAAAATATTAAAAACTAGATTTGATGATAATAATCAAGAAAATGTTAAAAATACTGGAAAAATAATTCATATAAGACACAATAAAATAGGATGGTCGTCTGATGATAGAAATATAAATGGAGAATATATAACAGTTTATAGTTCTCAAACTACTGCTCATATTCTTGATGCTATGAAATCTGGACCTGTTCCTAATGTTAATAAATATACTTTTGGAGTATATAAAACATTAGTAGATCTAGGAAGTAGATATGAAACTGCCGTAGGTTTTATTATGCATCCTGCTGTAGCTGTTATAAATGAATATTATAATAGAACTAATTCTATTTACGCTAATGATGTTAGTACTAAATATATAGAATCAGCTCTTGAAGAATATTGCGATAGACTTGAAATTGCTGTAAATAAAGAAAATATAAAAAATATAGTAAATAATACAAAAGAAAGTATTATTTCTATTCCTATGTGGACAAGAGAATCTGCTGAAAAAGATACTAATACATTATATATATTTACTGATAATACTGATAGAACTAGTGGTAGTAAAGTTATAGATAGTAATTCTCCTTATGCTAAAAAATATGGAAAAGGAAAACATTATCCTACTCAAACACAAGCAGTTATTAGAGGACTTCCTAATGCTATGCCTATAAGTACTCAACATTGGTATCACGAAGGTGCTAAAGGTAAAACAGGTAGATGGACAGATGATTATATAGAAGAATTTAAAAAAGTAATAACAAATGAAATAGAAGATATTAAAAAAGAATGGCTTTCTGGAAAATATAGTAAAATTGCATTTGGTGGAAGAGATGGTTTGTTTAATGGAGCTATATCAGAAATAACAAAAGATAGAACTCCTAAAATTTATGATTTTTTACAATTAAAATATAATGAATTATTAGAATTTATAAAAAATAATCCATCTGATAATAAAATAGATACTAATACTAAATTTAAATTTAATAAAAGAATGTCATTTAACGAAAAGTTACAAGTGATAAATCAATTCTTTGGAGTTAATATTAGTACTAACTATATGGCTAATAAATTACGTAATATAGATGAAAATGATTTAGCATTACGTATAACAAATGAAGAAGCATATAAAGAAAAAGTAGGTGGAGAAGTTAATATGATTTTAGCAGATATGCACCATATATTGCATTTTGCTAAACTAATGGAATTAACTAATAATATAAATTCTATTCAACAAGTTACAAATCCAGATAAATTTGGAGCTAAACAAACAATATTTGAAACAGAGAAAGTATTTGAAAATATAGAAAACTATATAAAGTCTCAATATACATATTCTATAGGGGGTAAATATGTAAATAATTCTGTATTATCTGTAAACGGTAAAGATATTCTAGAAGCTATTTATCCAGATTTTATACAAGATATAAACAAATTTGAAAATACATTTGATGAAAATATAGAATTTTTTGTAAAAAGTTCTGATAATGTAAAAAGAAGTTTATATCCAAGTTTATGTGCTCATTTAAAATACGGTAGTGCTACATCTATTGTTGTAAATAAAGCATTTTTCGCTACTCAAACTCCTATATTTAGAGAACTAATATATTCTATAGAAGATTTATTTAGCGATAATAAAAGTCTTGATGAAAAAACATATAAAGAACTTAGAAGTTATATAATAAACGCTCTTTATAGGCGTACAGGATTCATAAATTCAGATTTAGCATATAACAAAACTAAAAAAGCTTTCGTATTTAATAATACAGATATGAGAGAAAATAATTATGCTGAATATTCTAGAATTTTTGGATATACTAGAAGTATAGGTTTTGAAGTACCTGTATATAATAGTAAAGAAAACGATGTAGAATTAAAACCTGTAAAAATAAATAATATTTCTAATCCTACACAAGGAGAAATAAATTTATTTGCAGCTTTATCTCCTGCTCAAAAAATAGAATTTGTTAAAAAACATTTTGAAGGTGAAAGTATTTTTAATTATTTAAATACTCGTTTATATACTACATATTCTACTAAAAATACTAGTCCTGGAGCTCAACTTATAAGTTTTGTAGAATCTAGTGCTGATATAGATTATCTTAGAGATTTATTTTATAAAGCATTTACTAATAAAAATCCTCTAGTAGCTCTTACAGCAGCAGATATAATAAAATATGCTTTCGTAGTAGATGGTTATCAGTTTAGCAGAAATGGAGTATCTAAACTTATTCCTAATTCTTTATTGCTTAACGATGGTCCTTATGCAGGTACTAATATAATTCCTGAAACTAATAATTTAGTTAGTAGAATAAATGAAATAATAAGCGAAGACGACTTAGAAAATTTTATAAGAAGTCATTCTAATTTATATCAAATAAATACTAGAAGAGTAAAAAAACATGGTAACATGTATGAACTCGCTCAAAACAATGAAGATGTTATAATTATAAATTATGAATCTAAAGATTTATTAGAAAAATACGGAATTAAAAAATCTAACAAAAATAGTTATAATAGTTATGTAAGATTAAAATTTGGAAAAAATACTATATTATATAAAATATATGTTATAGACGATGGTTCTGTAATATTAACTCCATTAAATAATCTAGAACGTAACGAAAATGCTAACCAAAGCGCAAATGAAACTTTTAATATATATCCTGTAAAACAAGGAGGTTATGATTATTTTGAAGATGTTATCGTTAAATATTTAAATAGTAGACCTGAAGGCACTACTGGAATATCAACATATATGTTTGATAAATTAATAGAAGAAACTAATCCTGATGCATTTAAAGCTGTTACTAGTGTAATATTAGACGGCTCTTCTGTTAAAGAATTTGATGTTAAAGCTGATACACCTTTAGGGAGAATACTTATAAAAAATGCAACTGAAATAGTTAATGATAAAGATAAGGCATATAGGTTTTTTTACAATCTTAGTATAGATAAATATATGATAGATGATAAGCCTATATATGTATCTATTCCAATAGAAACTGTAAAAAATGGAAAAGTAGAATATTCTAATGCAAGAACTATATTTGAAATCTCCCCTGTAGATATAAGTTATTTATATAAATATTTTGTAAGTCCTTCTTTAGATAGAAAAGGTTTAAGTAAACATGATTTAGATATTCTTGATAGTTTAGAGAAAACTATGAAAACTAGAAGTATATCTAAAAACTTTTCTCACATGTTTGAAATAAAAGAATTTAAAAAGAACTTAAATAATAAAGAAGTAAAAAAAGTAAAATTTAGTACAATAGGTCATAAAGTTAAACCAATAGTTAGCGCTACTATGTCTGTTATAGATGGCATAAATTATATGGGAATTGTAACAGGAGAAGAAAGAAGTGCTGCTTTGTCTAGAGATTTTAAACAACAAGGAATATTTAAAAAAGAAAAAGTAGCTGAAACTCATGTAGAAGATATTATAATACCAGCTTCAAAAGTTATAGTAGATGCCGTACAAAATATTAAAGATAGATTTAATCAATTTTGGGAAATACCTGGAAAACCTAATAATTATTATAAAATTACAGACCCAGAAGTTATAAAAGAAATAAAAATAAATGATAGTCTTAGAGAAAAATATCTTAAAGCTATAATGGACCCGTCTGCTATAGAATCTAAATTTGCTATATTTAGAGACTTAGATATACAATCTGAAGATGAAAATCTTAGACCATATCTAGAAAAAATTAAAAATTCTGTAGCAGAATTAAGAACTATTCCTGAAGTTAAAAAAGCTCAAGAAAATTATGTTTATGAAGTATTAGATGCTTTATCTGATAATCCTGATATAAAAGGAGGTTTAACTAATATAATTGGAGGATTTTATAAACAAAGTACATTAAATGCTTTATTTAATGATATACAAGAATCTCCAAATTCTGTTGTTCAAGTTACTATGAAGATGGTACAAAGTAAACTTAGAGCTACAGAAATGCAAACAGAAACAGATATAAAGAATTTCACAAATCATGTAGAAGATATTAAAGCTAGAGCTTCTGCTGCTGGGCAAACTATAAATTACGATAACATATTTGATGAATATGGAAGATATAGAAGACTTTATAAACAAAAATTAATATCTGATAGAAAACGTTTACAAAAAGCTCAAGATGATGCTAAAACTCATTGGATACAAATAAGAGATTCTAAACCCAATAATGACTTATCTATAGAAAGTATACAAGCTTATCTTTATTTCAAAAATAAAGAATTAGAATATAATGAATGGAAAGCAAAATATGTAGAGCAACCTGCTTATAATAAGCATAATACTAAAATGGGAATAGAGGATAATGGCTACTATAATACAAAAAACGAATTAGAACGTGCTATGTTAAATAGTAGAGCTAAATATATTTATGCTATATATAATATTTTAAGAAATAAAAAAGCAAGACTTATAGAAAGTCAAATGGAAGATATAGATAATCCAGCTTTAGATGAAGAAATAGAAAATATAAATCTTAAATTATATAAGCTTACTCAAACTAATATATATGATTCTATAATAAGAAAAAGTATTAAAAAACCTGAAACTCCTAATTCTGACAATGTTGCAGAAATGATTAAAAATTCATGGTTTAGTTATACAGATTCTAAATTATTGAATGATTATTTATTTTTATACAAAGGAAATGAAAATAAATATTTTAAATATGAAGAAAAACCTGAATTTAAACAGAAAGTAAAAGATAATTTAGCTATAAAAGAAAAATATGAAGATAGAGACGAAAATGGAGAACCTAGAGTTAGCCAAGATATTTTAGCTAATAATAAAGAATATAAAAAAGCTAAACTTTGGTTAAGAAGAAATGCTAGTTCTATATTTATAGAAACTGAAGATTCTGATTGGATTTATGAGTATAGAAAAGCAATCAGTATATTACATGAAAATGTAGAAGATATTAGTAGTGAATATAATGATATTTATTATAGGTCAAAACATAGAGATGAAAACGGAGATTTAGATGGAATAGAAATATCTAAAGATGAAGATTTAGTAAGAAAAATAAAAAAAGCACAACAAATAAATTATAATGTATTTAGAGAAGGAGATATTTCTGATAGAAAGTTATTATCTTTAGCACCTAAAGATGATTTAGTATATACTGATTTATATTGGGATGAATTATTAGGTGCTAAAATAGAAGACAATAATATGAGAGAAGACTATGCTAATATTATAACTTCTATAAATAATATTTTATCTCCTTATTATACCGAATCTACTAATTCTATAGATTGGGTAAAAATGTTTAATGATAATACAGAAGAAGAAACTATAAATATTTTAACAGCGTTAAATCTTCTATATGATAAATTAGATAATACTAGAAAAAATATTAAAAATTCAAAAAGTAAAAAAGATATAGCTAAATGGATTGAAGATAATTGTGTAACAGTTATGAATACATCTAGATATTCAGATGATATGATAACTGCTTCTATGTATAAAGGAAAAGTTCAAACTTTATTTAAACAATTGATTAAAGGTCATAATAAAGATAACACTGAAGGAAATAGTTATTTATATAAAACTTTTAAATTAAAATATGAAGAAGGAAGTGAAGAATATAATAAATATGTAGATACAGCAAAAACAAATGCTAGAAGAATAATAAATGAATATACATATAAAGTTCCTACTAAATATTATAATATAGCTAGAAGAGAAGCATCTAAAAAAGGAAAAGATTTTTATAAAAAATGGTTTTTAGATAATCATGTTTATAATCCTTATGAAAGAAAATTTGAACCTTTAGCTTTTTGGATAACAACAAAATTTAGAACTCAAACTAATAGTAATATAATAGAAGACTGGAAACCTAAATATGGACAAACTAAAAGAGTTGTAAGAGACGGATATTATACTATTTCAGATATTTATACCATAGAAACTATATCTAACGAAAAATCTATTACTATACCATCTAAAATATTAGATAATATAGAATATGATATGATAGGAACTTATAACGAAGATAAAGATTTAAGAAATAACGATTATAAAGAAGGTTTTGGTCATGGAGAAAATTATATATATGGTAGTAATCCAGAATATGATAATCCAAATCCAATGAATGAATTTGAACAAGAATTATCAGATTATATGCAATTAGTTACAGATAAACTTGTTCAAGATGAGCAAAGTCAACATTATATAAAAAGAGGTTGGGCTCCTACTAGAGCTATTAATGAAACTACTATAGGAAAAGAACTTAAAAAATTAGCAGGTTTTGCAACTTATAACTCTGGTAGAGACGATGAAACTCCTATAATAGATTACGCTCACGATAAATATATTCCTACTCCTATGCTGACTTTTAATAGAAACGTAAGTATTCCTAATAATCTTAAAAGACCAATAAGAGAAGAATGTATTAGTGAAGAGGAATATCTTAGAAAAAAGAGAGCATGGGATGAAGAAGAAGAAAGAGTTAAAGAAGAAGAATTAGAACTTCGTAAATTATATCACGATAAAGATTATGAAGGTGTATTTAAAGAATTCATTAAAAAAGCAAATAAACACAATACTATTCAACACGCTAAAATGGATTTTTATATTGCTCAAAAACTTCTTTCTGAATATGGAGTATATAGACAAAGATATGGAAAAGAAGGTAATTTTAAAAAAGATGGTACTATTTCAGATTCAGACCAATCTGAATATTTAAAACAAATAGATGAAGATATGGTAAGTCAATTTAATACTACTATTAGAAGATTTGTAAATAATGAATGGAAATCTCCTGAAGGTAGTCTTACTAGATATATGTCTATGTTACAAGCCATGACTTCTGCTAAATTTATGATATTAAATCACAAAGGAGCTGTTGCTAATGTAACTTATGGAGAGGCTTCTATATATTCAGAAGCTGCTGCTGGAGAATATTTTAATAAAAAAGAATATTTAAAAGGTGCTAGACTATATTCTAGTGGAATATTAGATTATATATCTCATATGTATTCTGATAAAAGTTCTACATTAGCAGGTGCTATAACTAAATATATGCACATTATAGATAATAATGAAAATATAGGTTTAAATTATATACAAGATGATTTAGCAGAAATAAGCAAAAAACTTAATGATTTTGCATATAGCGCACATAGAGCAGGAGAACATGAAATGCAGAATAGAACTTTATTTTCAATGATGGAAAGTCATAGACTTTTTCTTAATCCTCGTCATTCTGAATTTGGTCAGCCTAAATATAAATATATGAATTTTAAAGAATATATTGAAGGACTAGAAGAATCTGCTCTTATAGAATTATTATCTGAAGAAGAACTAAAAGAATATGAAAATTATAAAGAACGTATAAAATCTGACGCAAATAAACTTAAAAGTTATATTTGGCAAAGAGATAATTTCGTTACAAATTATGTTCAAGCTAAATTTAGTTATGCTAGACAATCTGAATTTAATAGATTAAAAAATAATAGGCTTAAAGATAAAGAACGACAATTTTATGACGATGTTGCTCATCCTACTATATTATCTCAATTAAAATTAGGAAATGACGGAAAGCTCGCCTTTAGAGAAAACTCATTACTTGCAGAATTAGATAAAATGATAAAAGGAAAAGAAGTTACAGAAAAAGAACTTACAGAAAGAAATAATGAGTTTAATTCTCCTAGTGACGCTGTTAAATTCTTAGCAGATTTTAAAGGTCGTGTTATTTCAGTTAATAAAAAAATTCATGGTTCTTATGACAAATCAGGTAGGGCTAAAGTAGAAAATACTTGGTATGGAAGTATAATAGCACAATTTCATAAACATCTTCCTATAGGTTTTTCTAAAAGATATAGAAGTAAAGGATATTTTAATGAAGAACGTGGAAGTAGAGAAAAAGGAGCATATATTTCTATATTAGATTTTCTTTCTATTCCTGTAAAACGTCATCAAACACTTTTAGAATTAACAGATAAAGAAGTTGAGGCTACAATTGGAGTACAAAACATTATAAAAGAATATTTAAATTTTGCTTTACATCTAAAAGTAGCATATAATACTATGTCTGAATTTGAAAAAGCTAATGTTCGTAGAGCTAATAGTGATTTTAAAGCTATGTTTAGTGCATTATTTGCTTGTATTGCTCTTAAAATGGCAGCTACTGATGATGATAAAAATTTATGGTGGTATAATTTTGCATTCTATCAAACAGACCGTTTAGCCACAGAAGCATCTCAATATATGCCTTGGGTTCTTCCTCAAGAAGTTAAAAGATTCTTTGGTAATCCTATTGCTGGTTTTAAAGAAGTAGATGATGTTTTAAATACTATTTCAGGAATGACTCAAATGTTAATGGGAACTATAGGCTTAAGCGATTTCAATCCAGTTTACGATAGTGGAATAAATAGTGGAAGACATAAATTAGTAGTTTATATAGAAAGAAATATTCCTTTCTGGAGAGGTATAAGAAGTGCTTATATTGATATAAATGAAAACAATAAAGCATATAAAGCGGGTAAAAACGTACTTGGATTTATAGATTCAGATATTATATCAGAAAAATTAAAAGACGTTTTTGATTAAATTTTAATAAACAATGTTGTAATAGGAGTTAAATTAAAAACTTAACTCCTATTATTTTTATGCACGATGCTGATTTAAGGGTAAAAAAAAAGGTTTTGCTGCATCTAAAAGACACAACAAAACCAAGCATGAAAAAATATAAAAGCGTAGTAACCGTATTTACTTAATTATTTTATACATTTTAAAATTCGATTTAAGACAGTATAATTTAATTCTTATTAGTCAATAAAGACAGCATATAAAATGCAATATAGCAAACGACACATGCCAAATATAGCATTTTATAATATAACATACAGCTCATTATATTAAAAATAAAACATACAAAATAATTTCATAAATATTAAAATAAAATTGGGCATAACCTTTAAAGTTATGCCCAAGAAGAACAGCAGACAAAAAATAAGTTACTTTTATTTATTTAAAATCAATATCAATCCAACGTAATATTACAATAACAGGACGAGTTCCTATTTCTTTTCTAGTTAATCTATTATTTTTAAAAAATAAAACAGTAGGAAAATCATTAAGCTTTAGATTATTTCTAGTATCTTTTGGTATTTCTAATATATCTTTAGTCTCATAAGTTATTTTCTTACTAGTAGCTTCTAATGCTTGTTTTATTAGTTTATCCATAATAGAACAACCAGCACAACCTTTAGTTGTTATTAGAACTATTTTGTTCATTTGGATTTGTTCCATTTTCTGTTTTACAATTACAACAACATTTAGTATCTGTTTTTATTTTTTCATAAAACTCTCCATTTTCTGTTTTAAGAACATCTTCATTTATAAGCATACATTCTGTAGCTTCAGCAATCATACGAAAACCTTTAAGAGCTATAATAAGATTACCGTAATTTACTTTAGATTTTTCATCTTCAACTACATATGTAGATATTGTACGTTCAAGACTTTTAACTTTAATATTAGCTTCTTTATTATCTTTTATAAGACTTTTAATATAATAGTTCATAATTTTAATTATTTAATTGTTAATTATTTAATTTCCTGTACTACCATGACCATTTTCTCCTCTTTCTGTTTCAGAAAGATTTTTAACTTCTGTATAAGATATTTCAGGATAAGGAAGTATTATAAGTTGAGCTATCTTATCTCCTATTTCATAAATTTTTTGAACATCGCTTATAGGTTTATAACTTACCATAATTTCTCCACGATAATGTGAATCTATTACACCTACACAATTACATTGAGCTAGATTATACTTTCTAATAGAAGAACGTGGAAAAATAAGACCAACATAGCCTTCAGGAATTTCAGTAGCTATACCAGTACCGTAAATCCAACATCCATGTTCTTCATTCCATTCTCTACTAACAGCTGTCAAATCTGCACCTGCATCAGTAGGATGAGCTTTAATTGGACATTTAGCAGTTTCAACTAATTTTTTAAATTTAACTTCCAACATAATTTTATTATTTAGTTAATACTTTACAAATATATTTATATTATTTATAATTTAAATTTATAAATAAGTTAAATAAAGTTGCATATCACATGTTTTCTACGGGGGAGCAATTTGACTTTTATCTCCCCCGTAGAAAGGATTAACTTAATAGAATTTATCTTTTACCATATCTGCTAATTCTTTAGCTTGTGGATGAGGAGCACCAGTAACTCCAATAGACCTTAATTCAAAGAAATGTTTCCAATCATTATCAAAACCTGTCATAATAAGTTCTGTTTTAAGGGAATTAGGTAATACAGCTCTTGCTTGCTGAGGCTTCATACCATGATTTATACTACTAATATATGCCTTTTCAGAATACATCATAGCATATAACCAATTAGTTTCTGCATCATCTATATCAAGTCCAATATTCCAATCTGAAGTATTGAAGTTTGAATAGTCAACATTTATACACCTATTAAACCAATTTGGAATAATAAAAGTAAGCTCATTACAAAATTTATCTTTAGAATAATTACAATATCTTGTACTTTCTTGAGCAAAACTAAATACTCTATGTCTAACAAATTCGTGAGATACTCCTCTATCACATATAAATTTAACAGTAGTTCTTTTATGATGAAATTTAGTAGGTTCAGATAAATATATTAAATCTTTAAGTAAATTATTTTCTACTAAAACTCTATAATTTGTAGTAATATAAAATGTATCATTTTTGTCTCCATATACTAAAGAATATTTATTATTAGTATAATAACTAGCTTTAGATATAGAACAATTAGGAATAGTTAAATATACAGTACCATGTTCTAACATAGCCCAATGACCAGATTTTATAAGTTTATTTACAAAATTTATAGCAGAATCTTTAGTTATTTTATATTGTGATTTATAACAAGTTCTTCCTGCTAATTCTATAAATTTATAAATATCATCTATAGTATAACCTGTAGGTTTTAATATTACAGCATAAGGTTTAATTATTTTCATATTTTTCTAACATTATAATTTTATCTTCAATGTACCATATAGCTTTCTTTAAATCTTGAATAGCAGCTTTATTAGTATTATTATTTAAGTCATTTATAGGTTTTTTACCAGCTCTTAGGATATACTTTATAGCATTTCCTAAATCAAAATCTAAATGTCTTACAATATCTATAACTTCTATTCCACATTTGTCTATTAACCAACAATAATGGTTAGGATGATTTACAGCATCATCGTTTTTATTATTTTTATTGTCTTCCATATTATATAGCTTCTTTATATTGCATAACTAAATTTAAAGCTTTACTAGTAGCAAGTCTATCGTTTCCAAATATAAGATTATTCATTCTTTTTTCTCCTTCTTGATTTTTAATGTTAGAATAATAACCTGTAATAGCATTATATGCTCCCCAAGCACTACCAACTATAGGTTCTTGAGCAATACCGTTTTTATAATAATCAAATATAGTATTTATAGTATTTGATTTTTGAGTACTTATTTCATTTCTTTGTAATGTAATATAATCTTTATCAAATAGTTTACGAATATTATAATCTTTATTACATTCAGTTAAAGCATTATATTGATTAGAATTAAGTTGAAGTCTAGCTATATAATCTCGTACTTGGTCATCAGTCATTTTTATAGTAAGAAGACTTTCATATAAAAGTTGAGAACTTTTAGCATATTCTATAGCTATTTTAAGCATTTCTGCTCCAAAATCTAATCTATCTTTAGCAGTTTTTGTATGCTTAATTCTAATATGAGAAGAAGACTCTTCTATACTAGAATTAAGCATATTAAGACATAACATTCTTACAGGAGTAAATAAAATATCAATGCTACCGCTTCCGTCGTGAGAAGTACTAAAAACAAGATAGTTATCAATCGGGTCTCCTCCAACAGTAGTAGAAATAGGAAGTTTTGCCGTGATAAATACTTTGTGTCCATATCCAAAGCATCCAGCTTTTTGGAATATAGCTTTATCTTCTCCAATAGCACTATTTATAAAATTAAAAGCATCTATGTTTTGAATAACTTCATATTTAGATTTTACAATACCTAATGGAATGTTTTTATCTGTTCTATAAGTAGCATAACCGTTAGGACATTCTCTGTAAATTGACCCTCCGTAGGAAAAGTCTCCCATTTGGTCATTTATAGAATTGTCACCATTTATACTAAAAGGCATTTTAGCAACAAGTTCGCATTTTTCTACAAAAAAATCAAGACCTGCTTTTTTTATAACTTCTTCAGAAGTATTACAATCTTGTACATCTATTCCTAATTTACCTCCCCAAGGGAGTCCATTAACTTTATAAGGCATATTTGTATTATTTAATTATAAGAGATTTATTATTTTCTATATGAGCTAAATTTGAATCAATAATATTGTTTTTTATTTTATCTTTCAATTCAGATTTGCTAATATTAGATTTATATTTAAATAAAGTATTATATGCAAATAAAGATTTTACAAAAGAATCTCCTTTATTATCATATAAATCTTTTAAAGGAACATCTATAGAAAGATTTACAGTTATTCCATTTACTTTATTTTCATCTACTGTTAATAAATCTTTTATAGCATTTTCTTTTAATTCTTTTGTATCATTTACATATATAAGTTCTTTAAATACTTTATTTATAATAGAATCAGCGTATTCATCATTTACTATAACTTTAGGCATAGCTTTTACAGTTACTTTAGATTTACCTAAATCTACATATTTATTACCAGATTTATTTGTTTCACCGTATTCATCTATTGCCCAACATACTATAGTTTTAAGACGTTCAATAGTATTTTGTTTAGTTTTCTTTACAGATTGAAGTCTTTTGATTTCTTTATCACATGCCTCAACATCAGCATCTATATTTTTAATTACATTTAGATAATTTTCTATTTTATCTTTAAATTCTTGTTGAGAAATGGTAAGTTTTTCAGATAATTCTTCTGTAAGTTCACCTCCATTTTCTTCTAATTCGTCTATAATAGAAGAAAGTTTACTAGAAATTTCAAATATATTCATAATTTTATTGTTTATATTTTATTTCACCTTTAATTATTTCATTATTTTCGTCACTATCGTAATTTAAACTAGAGCCTGGAAGTTTATGATTTATATCATTTACTAAATCGATAACACATTCTCTAAGAAGTTTATAATGTTTAAGAAGTTCATCATATTTATGTTTATAAACTATATGTAAATTACTATTCATATTATAATTATAAACGAGATAAGAAATCCAAGCTGCAAGTCCAGCACAAATGATAAAAATTACTACTACTTTGTCCATAATGTTTTAATTTTTAAAGTTAATACTAATTATATACGTATAAACATATTTCCAATACTAGATTCACAAGTTATAACACCAACGTAATTTTTTACTTTTTCAAGATTTTTATCAAGTACAGTATAAATATTTTTTCTACGATTTAATATAAAGATTCCATAATGATATTTACCTTTAGAATCTTTATATTGACATCCGCAAATTTTACATGTAGTCATATTCTCCAGATTTAATAAGTTCTACAAAATAATCAGCTTCATTATCGTCAAAGATTTCTTTAGCTTCTTCTTCAGTTAATTCGTAATTGTTTACTTTAGGTTCCATAAATATAATACAAATATAATAAAATTTTATATATTCTAAAAATTTTAAGTGTTAAATTTTATACATTTTTATTTTCGATTTGACAGCGTTTTATTTCTGCCTTATTAGTTAATCGTGTAAAATATTAAAATCCAACACAGATAAAAAGAGACACCAAATAAAGAATGTATTTAAGCATTTGCCTATGTGGTCAAACGCTTAAATACATCTTAATTCGTAAATATCACCATCGTCAGCATTTTGAGTATGTTTAACAATAATACCAATATTGATATGTAAATCTTCTAAACCTAATTCTTTCCAAACATTTTTTAGATATATTCTTATTCTTCCATATCCATCAACAATAACATTAGAATATGGTCTATCTAAAGGAGGGTCATCTAAAAGAATTATAAAAAATATTGTTTTATTTTCATTTGTATCATATCTTTTACCAAAAGTTACATATTTTCTATAATTTATTTCTCTACTTAGAATTACTTTTTTAGAAGCATCAATCCAAGTTTTATTTATATCTATATTACTATTTAATTTATCATAAGCAGCTAAATTCATGTTGTTTATTTATTTTTATTTATAATCGCAGAAGTATACATAGATTCTTCTTCGTTTGTAATAATTCTCCAATAATGAGAATATACTATGCGTAACCATTTAAAAGTTATCTCTAAACCTTTAGAATCTATTTGAACAGATATAGTAGGAATTATATAATTTCCATCATATACGTTATTATAATATAAATAAGTTGTTTTACATATAGAAGATAATTGTTCAGATTCATCTTTATGTAATAACTTAACTTTCAATATAAATACCCCGAGCATGAAAAGGAACTTGAGCAACACCAGAATTAATCATACAAATAAAAATATTTTACTAATCATACATATTTCCATTTATAATTACCACAATATCCGTTATTTAATATAGCTTTACGTATATTGCTATGATTTACATTATTATCTCTAGCAGCTTCTCTTATACCGTTATATTTAACATATTCATTAGTTTTTATATTTATACGATATACAGCTTTTTGTTCTTTAGCATGTGCTTTTTTTTATTTTATTATAACTATGTTTAGCATTATAACTATAATCGCACCATTCTAAATTATCTAAATCATTATTAGAAGGATTTTCATCTATATGATTAACAATAGGTAATTTATTAGGATTTGGTATAAAAGTTTCTGCCAATAAAACATGAACAAATCTTCCATAAGAAACACCATCTTCACACATATCTACTTGTATATATCCTTTTTTATTTTTTCTAGTAGATAAAATTCTACCTTTTCTAAAAAAGTTAATACCTCTACAATCTGTTACAATAGAGTCAATTCTTTTAATTTGTCCTTTTTTATTTATTTTATAATGTGGAAATCCTTTTATAGATTTCCAATCATTATCTAATTCTATTTGAGATACTTTATTTCTTTTCTTAATAATTTTTATTTTTAAATTTAACATAATTAATTTATTTATTATTATTACTATTATTATTTAAATACCAGTTTCTACCGATATTCTGAAAATATAATAAATTTTTCAATACAATGTTCACTTTTTTAATAATTTAATAGTTTTTGCATGAAATGGTACTTCTGCTTTTCCTGACCTTTCTCTAAATTCTACTAAAGCAAAATAATTTCCTATATATTTATTTTTATTTACTAAAATTTCTTCTTGAGCATCATGTGAAGCATTATAAGTACATTCAAATAATTCATCATTTATATCATTTCTTAAAATAAGTTTACCTAAATTTTTTCTTTTTTTACCTTCTGATATTATATCTATAATTTCAAACTTACCATCATCTATTTTCTTAAACTTAAACATAGATTGATTTCTTTTACCAAATTGATATTCAGAATTAGGATTTCTAATAATAAGACCTTCAAATCCTAAATCTATGAATCTATTTCTATGATATGTAGCATCTTCAAAATCGTATATATCATAGTCATTTAGTAAAAGAAATTGATTTTTATTATTTAAATGGTCTTCTTTAGTATCAAAATTTATATCAACTCCGCCACAATATGTATGCCTTAATTCGTTTCTAGATTGTACTGTATAATTTTCTACACATAAATCATAACACCAATATTGAAGCATAACATGTTGTTGAACAGATGTATTTTTTACAAAAGAATTAATATCATTTACTGAATATCCAGGAAGATATAATTCTCCATCTAAATAAGCTCCTTCTTCTATCATTATATCTATAATGACATCATCAAGTTTAGGCAGTAAAATTTCATCCATCCAAGACATTTTATCTGTCCAATTTTCTCCTGTTCTACTATGATAAGTAAGATGTATAGGATTAAATAAATCATTTTGTGTTTTTTCGCAACCTATTAAACATCTAAGACCATTTATCTTATATTGTCCTAAAAAACTTCCATTTTTATCAAATGGTTTGTTATCTTCCAATACTTTAGCTAGCATAGGAAGAACAAAACCTTCAGAAGTAGTAGAATATTTAGGAAGATATGTATTTAAATATGATAATATTTCTTTTGTATTATTTATATTCAAATTAAGACTTCCATTATTATCTTTTAATTCGCAAAGTTCTTTATATCCTTCTTTACGTTTAGCAGTAATTCTACTATTTACTTCATTTTTTGTTTTAGCAGTAATAGGAATACGTTGTGAAAATTTATTTCCAGATACTAATCCATGAGTTATTATCATAGTAGTATTGTCATGTTGGATACTCCATTCTATAGGAATACCTTTATTATTTCTTTTATATAAAGTTATCATTTTGGTTTTATTTTAATTTTAAATTCAACATTAGCATAACCTACAAGTTTAGAATTTAGAGATTCACAAGCTGTTGGTTTTTTATTAGAAGTATTATTTGAGTGTTTATCACAAGCTTTTCTACGGGGGAGCTTACTTTCTTTTGGTTTTTTAGTTTTATCTGTATACCAAATAGTAGCAGTTTTTTCATATTCAATATTGGCTTTATGAAGTTCTATCAATTTATCTTCATATTCTTTTCTTTTATTATAATCTTCTATTAAATTAACAGCGTATGAATAAATAGATATTTCTCTACTATATGGATAACCTATTGTTTGTATAAGTCTTAATCCATCTATTATACGAGAACAATCACAATAAATAAGTTGCTGAGATAGAAATTTATCTATTCCTTTCTCAGCAACTTGTTTATTTATAGAATTAGTATCAATATTATCTAAAATAGTATGGTACTTTTTTATTATTTCTATAAAAGTCATATTGTATGTTTAAATATACAGCATCTTTCAGGTTTATTTAGACAAGCGTGAACATATTGTGATAATACTGCTGGATTTGTAGTATCATAATTTCTTATACGTCTTTCAGGAGGATAACAACTATGAGTATTATAATCATAATCAGATGGTACAGTTATTCCTCTTTCTATTAGATGGTCTAACCAATTCATATTTGCAATAGTGGTCAAATCATCAGAAGAATAAGAAAAATCTATTTTTCCATAACATATAACTTTATTAAGAGTTATATTTACAGCATTACCATTTATATCTGTTTGTAAATTTCCTTTATCTAATTTAAGTTCTTCTTCTTCTGTAATTGGAATCATTATTATTAACTCTTTACTTTTATTAGTCAAAGTACGGTAAGTCATTACATAATAATTCTTCATTATAGGCATTTGAATCTGTATCTGAATCTTTGAATCTAATTTCGACATATCTTTTAGTTTCTTGTATAAACCTATTGATTTCTTCTTTATTAAACTTTTCATAAAGTTCTGAGAAATCTTTGCAAAAATAATTCGGTAAACCAAATTCACCACGAGTTATAAAAAGATATGGAATACCATAAGTCTTTTCTAGATATTTAGCACCTTTTCTACCAGTTTGGTCAAAATCAAGTAAACTTAATATCATACCATCATTAGCAAGTTTTTTAACAAGCCAATCATATTCTATTTGTTTAAGAAGATAAGTTTCTGAAGGTAAATTAATTATTCCTATGTTAAGTCTTTTAGCTCCCCCGTAGATAGGATTGTTATAGATGTGATTACCTATACTCAATCTATCTTTACTACTTTTAGTAATTAAAATATAATCATAAGTATCAGATTCTAAATTAGGAAGTCCTTCTAATACATTACAATTAGTTATAAATTTTAATTGAGTAGTTCTATTTCTACAAGGGAAATAAAGTTTTATAAATCGAACACCTTGTCTATTAGTTCCAAGCATATACGCATAACATGGGTCTTTTTCTTTATAGTAATATTTTGGTTCTGTATCTGCACCTCTGTTTATATAATATTGTTCAACAGGAAATACAAAATGAGAATTAAGATAATTAAGACTTATACCCCATTTATTCCATAGTTCTTTATCTTTTTTATTCCAACTACGAGTAACTAAATCTATTATTTGTCTTTTATTTTTACCTTTTTCTATAGCATTTGCTATTAAAGGTTGTAGATTTGGGTCTGTTTTCTTATTATCTATTATATCACTAAAAGTATAAGCTATATGCTTTAGAATAAAATAGAAATCTTGTTTGTTGTTAGTTTCAATTTTTCTTTCATAAACAATACTTAAAACATAAGCCACAACACCGTATATATCTTCAAAGAATCCATATCCTCCAAAGTCACGAACTTTTAATTTGCCTTTTGCATTATATTGTATTCCCATACTTCCATTATAATCATCATTTCTAAATACAGATTGTATAAGATGATTATTTTGAATACAGTCATTTACAACTTCTATTGGAATATTTAAATATTTGGCAACAATAGATTCTTGACTTATTTTAGATTCAATATAATCTTTTGTTAGATTTATAGTATTAGGATTACGTTTCATATTATAATCATAAATAAAGCTAACTCTGTACTTATATACAAAGTTAGCTTTAAATAAACAATTAATATATTAATTGATATAACATTCTAATTAACATTAAAACGGCATTTCGTCAAAAGCTTCTTGATAAGCAGAAGAATTAGCTGTAGGAATAGAAGCTGCTGGAATCATACCTGCTGCAATATCAGCCATTCCTGGAATAGATGGAGCTTTCTTTATTTCTTTAGGAGTAATAGATTCTTTAGATTCATCTACACTAAGAATATGAGGCTGATAATTAGGTTGAGGAGCAAGTTCAATAGCACCTGTTCCTACAAATTGGGTAAATGCTAAATCTCCTGTTCCTACATTCTTCCATTCTCCTTTAACTTTAATATGACGAAGAAGTTTAATCCAACAACGACGATACTTACCATCTTCATCTCTAAAACAAGGTTTAGGAGTATCACCGTCTTTAAGATTGAACGTTCCATTCATCATAGCAGCAACATTTGTAAAGAGCTGAGCATAACCTGTAAGAATATCTTTTACGTCTACTGCTACATAATTACCATCATTATCATAATCCATAAAAGGAAGAGAAAGAGCATCTTCTTCTTCTTCTGTAAGATTACGTCCTTTAAGATAAAATACATCAAGAATATGCTTAATCCAATTAAGAACTGCATTTACTTGCCAATCTTTATCTCCTCCAGGAATAGTATCTACATTACTTTCTACAGGAAATAAAGTTTTATCAACATATCGTCTTTGACTAGAATCTGAAGTATTACTAGCAAATTCAAATACAAGACGAGGAACTTTCTCTCCACTAAACTGTTTTCCATCAGAATTTACAGACCAAGCAACACTAACAGAATGAAGATGTGCCATAAACAGCCTATTAGAAGCTGCATCTTTTTCGTGGAATCTTAATTTACTAGTTGCTTGGGTTTCGTTGCTAATACCTCTTCTATTTCTTTTAACAACACTTTCTGTAATATTTGTTTTATCTGTCATAATGAATTAAATTTAAATTAGACTATAAAGGGGAGATACTAATAAATATCTCCCCTATAATTATAAGACAAACTAGAATTTATTCAACTTCATCAGCACCGTTAGCCTTACGCTCAATAGGCTTCTTATCCTCTGCAAACTCAAGAGGATAAATAGTAATATTTACTACCTCAAGACCATTATTATACTTAGCCTCTTCTGCTGAATCAAGCTTAACATTAAATACACGGTTTACAGACTTCTTATCTTCAACATCAGCCTTAAGAGTATCCCAAATAGAAGTATCTGTAAAGTTCAGCTGAAGACCGATACCTGTAGCCTGAGCGGTAGCAGCAGTCTTAGAACCACTGCAAGCGTGATATGTAGGAGAAGGAACATCATCTACAGTAATTGCACCAGCGAGAGTCTCGTCATCTGCACCGTCAAGACCCTTAGCAGCAGCAAAAGCAGCCTTTTCTTCATCGCTCATAGCTTGAATCATCTTTAAACCATCAGTAGCAATCTTAGCAGCCTTTTCCTCCTTAGTTACACGAACAGTACCAAGAATAGGCTCACCAGACTTCTTATACATAGGAACACCCTTAGCAATATACCAAACAGTAAGGTCTTTAATAAGAGCATCAACACCTTCTACGGTATCAATATCCCAACCATGCTCGTTAGCATAATTAATAAGTTCATCCGGCTTAGCCTGAATAGCCTGCTCAATACCAGTAATGTTATTAAGGAACATTACGTTCTCACCAACAGCAATACCAAGAGCTTTAGATACAGGAGATGTAATAGTAAACTGTCCAGGAGTTGACTTAGCAATAAGCTGAGGAGTTGCATTAACGAGTGAAGACTTCTGACCTGCCAATACGGCGTTTACATTAAACTTAATACCCAATTTCATAATTGTAATGTTTTAAAAAATTTAAATAAATAAAATAATTAACACTATATAGTTTAGAACTATAATTTTAAAAGGTTTATTCTTGAACTTCTTCGTATGTAGCAAAATCTTTGGTGTCAAGAGTACCATCAATTATTGCATTTTCTGTTTCTTCTAATATTCCCATAAGAATATCACTAGCTATATCTCTAGCACCAAGAGTAAAAGCTCTATGACTTATCATTATTCTAGCATATTTCTTATAAGTATCTTTGTTAAAGAAATCAGCTGTAACAGCTTCTGAATAACTAAAATGACTTACACAAACGTGTTCTATTAGTCTTCCTTTAACTTCTTTAAGTCTAAGAAATTTATATTCAGTCACATAATCAACAGGAACTGCTGGGATTCTAATAACTGGAAAAGCACCTTCTGCTTTAAGTTTAAGAGCATGAGTTTGATTGATAGCGATTTTACATTTATCGTTAATTTGAAACTCATTATATTTCTTGTTAGAAAGGTCAGCATACCATTTAACAGGATAAACTCCAACTTTATCGCCTTTAGTTTCCTCTGTAACTTTAATTGCTTCTTCGGTATTACGGCATCTAACACAATAATCAGGAAGTTGTGTTTCAATATAAATCGTATTACCGTCAGTATATTGATACTGAGGAATATAATCTTTAGTGCAATTCCAAGTTATTCCTGCCCTCGATAATAACGACTTTATAATGTGAATGTCAGCAACAGTCTTACCACTAACAACGTGAATATGTTCTATACAACTTGAAAACGGAAGTTGCAAATCTTGAGCACGCATAAGGATAGCTAAACCCTCATTAACGTTCTTAATACCTCCTTTTTCAGTAGCAATCATCTTTTTAAGAAATATTTCAGCAGATGCTAATTGTTTCTCATCAAGAAGATTTAGAACTTTAAGACCAGTAGCAACATCTTCATGCCTAGCACTTAATGCACGAGTGCCATTACCATTGTCATGTTTTTGTTCTAGTTTGTCCATTATTTAAAAGAGCGTTGTTTTAATTTCTGATACAAAGATAGTGATTTTTCTTTTAATCTACAACAATAAAATCAAATTTATTTTCAACAGCATCAGTAAATTCACTTTTATTAAGTATTGTGTGTGACGGCTTACATGATTTATTCATTATTCTCTGTTCTTCTGTTGTATTTTTACAGAATATAGAAAATAACTTTATTTTTTCTTTGTTGAAATTAACATCTGAAAGTCTGTACATAAAAGATTCAATATCTTCACATAGTGGAGACGTAATTATTATTACATCTACATCAACATTAAGAGATTTATCTGGAGCATTAGATAAACTTAAACATTTAAGTTTGTTTTCATTGAATAAAATTTGGTTTAAAGTCATTTGAGCTTTATAACCTAAAATTTTTCTCTTACCTTTAGATTTACCCGATTTGATATAAATAGGATTACCATTTATATCAACAGCATCTATATCGTCTGTCTTATTATGATAATTTCCACAAATATTAGTTTCAGAATAATTATTTAAATATTCTGTAACTTTATTTGCAAATTCTCCTCTTTTGCTAATAATAAGTATCTTTTTATCAGAATTAGCATTAACTATATCTAATATATAAGATAATTTATTTTCACAATCACTTAAAAGATTACTTCTAAGTCTTGTATATTCATATACTTGACTAGCTCTTTCTCTTAAAGCATTGGGATTATACATATCATCTATTTTACAATTATATTCATAATTCATATCAAGATGTTCATCCCAACCATTATTTATAGCAATTTGAGTACATATTTCAGACGCCGATATATTAAGTGAAGTATTACCAATTCTAGCTTCTTGTATTTTATCAAAACTACCAAATATATTAACAGTAGTTTCGATATACTTAGTATAATATTCATATAATTTCCAAGTTTGACTATCTTTAGCAATATCAACACCAATCCAAGTTTCTTCTACGGGGGTGCTTACCCTCAATTCGTCAAGTTCTGATTGTTTAAAACAATCAAGAATAGGAGCTAATTTATATAAATTAGAAGAATCTGTAGAATTGGTAAACAATTTAGATAAAACTACTAATTTGAATTTACATTTTTCTATATATTTATATATAGTTTCATTAAGTTCATTAGGTCTATACCATATACATAAAGTAGATAATTTTGACCAATTAGTATTAATAATGAAAGAAACTGTAAAAACTTTAATAAGTTTATTATTTATTAGTTGTTTAAATTCTTTATCGTTTTCTTCATCTCCTACATTTGTTATAAAATCTATAATAGCTGTTCTTTCTTGAAAGTTATTAACAATTATCAAAGTATTTACTGTTGGACTTCTTGTATAAAGTTTCAGTAAAATTTGATAAACTAATATTTTATCGTTGAGAGGAGCAGGAACAAAAGCAGTACCTATTCCTTTATTATCTCTCCAATTAAATACAGCTTTTTCAAATAAGGTATTACAATCCATTTTTAAAAAGTTTCTTCATCAAATAAAACTAAATAATCTCTATCATATTTTTTAATTAGATTTTTACCAGAAACAGTACCTTTAAGTTTATCTGCTTTTTGGTTAGGAGAAATACCTAGTTTTATAGGATTTATTATTTTATAAGCTTCATTTAAATAATATTCATAATTTATATTTCTTTCCTCTATAGGTTTATCATCTAAAGAATTAAGAATTATACTAGGAAGACCTGACGCAAGTTTAGAACGTTTACCTGTATTAATTTCTTCTTTTTGAATAATAACTCCTTTTGTAGATACATAAAATCGTACATGTCTTTGAGAATGTATAGTTTTAACCTTTCCATTTTCTATAGTTTCGTAAACTATTTCAAATTGTCTTCCAACATTTTGAGTTTTACAAAAATCTAAAATATCAGTACAATTTTGTAAAGTATCCATTACAGGAATCTTTTTATAAAGATAATTAAAAACAGCTTTTGCCACAATAGGCATATCATAACCTTTTTTCAAATCTTTAAGATATTGTTTTGGGTCAAGAGCACCTTTTGCATCAACTTCTTCATCAGGCCAAACAGCAAAATAATTATTTACATCTTTTCCATAATAAGCTTTATAATCTTCACTATCTGCACCCATTTTATTAGTTTCATTCCAACGTTTTGTAATATCATTAAATATATCTATTTTATTTCTAGGTAATTTAATAATAATACCATCAGTATTAGCACTAATAACATGAATACCATTTAATTCTAATTCTTCAACTAAACTCATAGTCATTAATTGACCATTAATAGTAACTTGAAGTTGAGCAAATCTATCATAAAGAAATGACAACTCGCTACCAAATTTACCATAAATAGAATTAATAACAATCTTTAAAGCTTCAGCTGCAATTTTATTTGGAACACCATTTATAATATATCCTTCTTCGTCTTTAGTATGTTTACATTTTACGCGAGTATCTCTAAAATATTTAACCATATCTACAAATATTTTATTATTTAAATGTTTAGGAGAAATATTATAAGAAATAATAATAGAAGGATAATATGAATTATAATCAAAGTGTTTATAAATAAAATCTTTATTAGACTCTAATACAATAGGAATATCTTTAGTATGAATACCACCACATGCAAGAGTATAAGTTGTACCATAAAAAGTTATTTCTTTACAAAAATCACTTTTAGTAGTATGATATACACTTACAGTTTTCATTTCTTCTAATAAAGCTCTTAATTCAGGAGTTTTAAAACTTATATGAGGAAATATTATTTTATTAAAACTAAGTTTTGTTCTTTCAGTTCTACCTTTTATAAATTGTTCTTTTCTAAGTCCGCTCATATCAGAATAAAACTTTATAGTAAGTTTATCCGCAATATTAGCTCTAGCACTAGATAAAACATTTATATCAAAAGCAGAAGTAATAGAATAACGAAGTTTTACTTCATCAGGTTTTTGTCTAACCATTTCACATACAATAAAAACATCGTTTTTATTGTAATGTAACATAGGTTCCTCATATTTAGGAAGTATATATCTATCAAAATCATTAGTAATTAAAGCATTAACATAGTCTTTGCCCATACCTCTATAAGAGTCTAAATGATTCCAATAAATATTATATTCTTCTTCATCTATTGGAGGAAGTTTAAAATCTAATAGTTCATGCCATTTTAAATTTATAGAAGTTTGTTTTAATGATTTAGGAAATTTATTTCTAATTCCTTCTTTATCTACAATTACACTAGCAGAATGAAGTCCATATACTTGTTGAACATCAATACTAGCATAAGGAAGTTTATAACTTCTAAGAGTTTCTAAGTCTTTATCTCCATAAAAACTATTTTTATCACTTTGTAAATCAATAATTTTTTTACTAAGATTATAAAGATATTTTATTAACGCTTTTGCAGTATTATATCTATTAAATCTCATCATAAAACCTCTAATCATCAAATCATCATAGGCTAAACTGTTAAAACCATAAAGGTCAGTTCTATGAGGAATTTGATGTATAGTTCCATCTTTATTAACAGTTTCAAAATGTGCTTGCATTTTATTTATAAAAGCAGCAAGTTCTAAAAGTTGAGAATCATCAGAATCGCTAATTTTAAAGATTTTATAATCTATTGTATCAAGTCTTGATTTAATCTCAGAAACACTTAGTTTTTCAGTAAGAGCTATAGGCTTACCTTTATTATTTATACAATCTGAAAATACTTCCATATAATGTTTAAGATTAACAAAAGTAACACTAAACAAATTAGGAAATATTTCAACATCGTATGCCCAAGAATGAATCATAACTTAATAACAATTTTATAATTTAATAGTTTCTACAATCTTTTTAGTTAATTGTCCTTCATAACCTCTAAGTTTTAATTCATCTATAAGTTCTCTAGATGTAAAATCTTTAAACTTATCAGAAGAACCATTTTCTATTTTTAAACATTGTTTACATGTGTGTCTATAACCATTTCCTTTTTTATCAAAATTACTTAAAGGAAGAGATTTTCCACATTTAATACAAACTTTTGTTTCTCCAGTGTAAATAGGAGTTGTTGTTATATTACACATAATTATTTACCAAATTTTAAATAAAGTTTATTTTTACATCTAGAACAAGCTACATAAAGACGTCTATTAACTTCTTCTGCATCTGAATATGGTTGTCCATATCTATCAAATACAATATCATTTACATCTACTAAAGTTGTATCAAAAGTAGAGCCTTGCATAATCTATATATTTTCATATATAGCCTGACTATATCTTATACTTTATATAAATTCATAATTATCAGCATATTCTTTAGTTAACCAATAGTATCCATAACAAACTTGAAAATCTAAATTACTAGCATTTCGCATATTAACATGATTAATAGCTTTTTTAACATTAGACCAAGCATTTATTTTATTAAGAAATTCATTTATTTCAAAACCATAATAAAATACTTTTCTAAGTTTCTTTCTACTAATATAATTAATAGCATAAATAGGTTCTTTTAATTTTTTAGTTGCTGGATTACCTAATCCTTTTCTTTTTGCAGATAAATTATCTGCAAAACTTTTAGGTTTAGATTTACCTTTTAATGCTTTTGATATTTTTTTACCAATAGTTTTAATATCAGTATTTGTTTTATATTTATGAGTATTTCCACCTTTTCCACCATCAGTTTCATTTAATAGATTTGGATTAAGTTTAAAATATTCATTAATATAATATTTTTCCCAAAAATCAACACTTAACATAGACTTTGTATCATCTATTTGTTTTAATAAAACACCAGTAACTTTTAATGGCAATATAGATTTAAGATATTCAAAACGTTTATTATTGTTTCGTCTACCATAATCTACTTCATTTAAATGCCAATAATGTTGTTTAACCCTGTGTTCTATACTATGAGAAGTAACACCAACATAAACTATTTGTCCATCAATAGGACTAACTAATCCATAAACATTATAAATCATATTATTTTATTTTAATAAAAACCTATGAAAATTTATGAAAAGTTTTTCAAAATACCAAATGAATTTTATGAAAAGTATTTCCCCGTTTCGATTATTTAATCCTTTAAAATAATCTACTCTCTTTCGAGATAGTCGATGAACTTTACTCGTAATACTTTCACAAGTATTTCTTAGAGTCTTAGCTGCTGATTGTCACATAATAATAGTTTTTCAAGCATTCACATTTAGATTTTCATCTTATGTTGTAGCACTATTATCTTCGCGAGTTTCCAGCAATTAGAGGAATTTTACAAGAGCCAATTTACTAACTCTTATGACTTGTAAGAGCAAAACCGTAATCTAAACTTCTTGAAGCTATAAGTTTGTTATTAGAAAGTTTAATATCAATCAATAATAAACAATATTCTTTAAAGGCGTAATAATTTCTCCATTTTTCAGAACGTATAGCAGTTCTCGCAGTTTTTGCTTCTTCTACCATACTATTATTTATTTGAACATATCTTTGAATAGTATATGGGTCAGTATGGTCAATAACAAATAAAGGAGAAGTTATATCACCTCCGTGAATAGCTTGAAATCTAACTTGAAATCCTTTTAAACCCTGTTTATCATATCTTCCATCTACATAATTTTGAATATCATGTATTATATATTCTTCGGAATTTTTGATAATACAATCGTTAAATTCGTTTACAATAGTTACATAACTTATAATTAAATCATTTTTTGTAAGTATAGACTTATCAGAATCTTCTATAATACTATATCTAATAAATTTATTCCATGTAGAAACATTTAAATTAGTATAAGATATTACTTTAGCATAATCTATATTATGAGTTAATTCTTCGTCATTAAAATTATTATAAACTATTTTTTCAAATTCTCTAGGATTACAAACTTGATAACCTTTTGTATAATCGTCATTAAATTTCTCTTTATAAGTATTTATATAATTAAGAAATTTGTAACTTTTATGTTCTATATCATATCTAAGTAGCTCCAATAAATAACTTATAGGATTATCTTCACCTTGCCTAACTATTTCTTTTAATGTAAAAGTTTTAATTCTTTTAAAAGCACTAGAATATTTTTCATTAACAGGTGCTAATTGAGAAGAATCTCCAATATATAAAATTTTACATTTATTAGAAACACAAGTTTTTTCAAGAAATGTATAAAGATTTCTACTTATCATAGATGATTCATCTACAATATAAAGTTTATAATTACCTATTTTAATCTTACCTTTTGGGTCAAAAGGAGGATTATTTGGGTCAAATCTTTCCATATCAAAATTAAGTCTAAGACCTAAATCTGATTGAATAGTATTAACTTTGATACCAGGAATCTTTATACTTTCACCAAGAACTCTACATGCTTTATGAGTAGGAGCAGATAAACCGATTAAAGAATATGCTAAAGTGCTATTAAGAAGTAATGCTTTAACAAGAAATGTTTTTCCTGTTCCAGCAGGGCCAACTAAAGCTCTTTTATAATCATTTGGATTAAAAGGTTCATCTATAAATTTTATAATATTATCATAAGCTACTTTTTGGTCATGTGTAAATCCATCTGTATTTGCTTTATTTATATTAGCTACAGGTTTTATTGGAAAGTTATTCATAATCTGTATTGTTTATTATATTATATCCATTTTTAGTAATAAGATTTAAAAATTCAAACTTAATAACACCATTATCTCTTATTATATTTCCTTTTACAATCCAATTAGGAGCAAAAGGTATATATAATTCTCTATTATCAGCAGATAGTTTAGCTTTGTCTTCGTTTCTAATATATCTTATATGTCTTCCTTTTTCGTCAACATATCTGCTAAAAATAGTAGTTTTTCCTTTTATAGAAAAAGAATCTGTTGTAAAAGGTAATATAAGATTATTTTTAGAAGATATTTTAACTTTATATATGTTATATTCATCTATAAATACAATACCTTGTATATTTTTCTCTTCTATTTTAATACCTTTTACAACAACTTTTTTCTTTTTAGGAATAGCTATTTTAAAAACTAAACCTTCAATCATACTTTATCTCTTTGTCTTCTTGTTTTATTAGTAAGATTGTGTGTTTTATCTTTTTTAAATCTTTTCTTAGGAGTATTATCGTCTGATTGATTATTTACAGTAGCAATGTCATTATTCCAATAAAAACTCCAACCACAATGTTTAGTAAGATAATCAATTTTACCCCAAAGATGAATACCAATAATTGCTTTTTTAGAAGCTTGTAGAGTTTTATCGTAATAACTTACTTTACCAATTCTACTAAAACTTCTCAAATCTTTGTTTTCGTCATGTTTTTTAGCCATTTTACAACAAATTAAATTAGTTAATTAAATACTTTAAGCTCCCCCGTAGAAAGGATTGCTCATATTTTCTCATTTGTTGCTCTAGTAGGATTCGAACCTACAATAACAGAACCAAAATCTGTAGTGTTACCATTACACCATAGAGCATAACCAGTTATTTTAAACCAATCTTATTAAATAACAACATGGGATTATCAGTTTTGTAATCTAATCCAGCAATACTATCACATTCACATTTTAAATCATCATATAGATAATTTCTAAAATAATCAGAACAATAAATGTTAATAGCTTCATTTTTATCTCTAGCAGCTACAAGAGCAACTCCATAACTATAAGGAGCTAAAGGTTTTATTTGAAATACTTGCATATTAATATATTTTTATATAAGTTTTTTGTTCCATCCACATATTTATTTTATGTTCTATAGAACGTACTATTCCTTCTATTTTATTACTTTTATTATTTTTATCCATATATTCAATTGAGAGTTTATGATTTAAATCAATATTATTAAATGTTTCTTTATTATTTAATTCAACTTCAGTATTAGTTTTTGTATCTACTACAATTAATTTCATATAATTTGAGTTTAAAATTCTGTATATTTCAAAATTCATTCTGTGCTATTCAATGATATAGGCTTATTATTTAATTATCCTACTATATTGAATAAAGCATAGATAAAAAGAGATAGGAAATAGAGCATTTATAGGGCTTTAGTTCTTTATTTCGTTTTTAGAAAATAGTACTAATTTTCCATCAGGAGTAAGTCCAGCTTTAGTATCAATATTAAGAATATTAGCATAATGATTAAAATGCTTAATCTCATATATTAAAGAATTGTAATCCGTATAATGATTCATACATTTAACAAAATCATTCATACAATCTTCACATAAAAATGAATTAAGACAAGAAATGTAATAAAGACTATCAGATTTAGAATTACAAGATTCACAATATTCTACATAATCTTTACTATCAGAAGTTACTCTTACAATAAGAAAATTTTTATCATTATTTACAATAGTTGCCATAAGTATAAAATTAAAAATAATAAAAATCGCTTCTACTTTCACAAGCAAAAGCGATTTACTGAAACAATATTAAATATCAACTATTTATGACAGTATATTCGTAATAATAGAAGTAGCAAGAAGAGCAAAAGTTATATAGAAAAGATTTCTATAAGCTCTTAACTTAGCAGAAAGTTCTATATTAGATTTACATGTTTTTTCGTATAATTCTGTATATTTTTCATAATTTGTTCTATTATCTTTTTTATACTTATTTACATCTTCTGTAAGATTTTCAATAGAGCTTAATTGAGCAGAACATCTTGTTTTAAGATTTTGATTAGCAGTTTCAAGATTATCTACTTGATTAAGCAAATCATTCTTAATAGAATTAACTTGAACTATTTCTTTTTTAAGAGAAAGAATTTGTTCATTTTGGTTATTAGCAACTTTGTCTTTACGAAGAATTATTGCAATCAATTCTTCTTTTGTCTTTTTAGACAATTTTGTAGTACGACTTTTAATAGCACTAGTGTTACTTTTTTCTTTGACAGTCTTTGTCATAATTGTTAAATTTTAAATTGTTAATAATAATTTCCGTTGTCACAGAAATGGTCTAAATTGTAATTGTACTCTTAACGAGAATCGAACTCGTATTACAAGAATGAAAATCTTGTGTCCTAACCATTAGACTATAAGAGCTAAAAGCACTTACAAAACTTTCTTTATAAGAAAGAACATCAGTGCGTTGTTTTTGTAATTGATTGATTCAAGAAAAACTATTCGTATTCAATATTATCATCATCATTACAATCATCATCAGTTATAAGTTTTTCTCCAAATAAATCAATATCGTCGAAATCTTTATTTATAGTTTCACTATCCATTAGTTCAAAATAATCTTCTTCAATCATATTATATTATATTTATGTTTTGCAAATATAAACAATACTATTATAATAATGAAAGAATATTGTCACTTTAATCTAAATTAACGTATTTTGCTAAATCTGATAATAAAACTCTATCTGTATGCTCATAACTATCTTGTTCATATTTAAATCTAAAGAAAACATAATTATATACATAATCTACTCCTTCGATTCCTGTTATAGTAATAGGATTATTTTCGTTATGTTTTCTATGTAGTATATCATATTTATGTTCATCTATAACAGATTTATTATATATATTTATTTTTGCTATAAGATTATTTTTATCTAAAGGCTGTTCTGTTATAGAAATAAGATTATTTAGCACAAACTCAAAGTCATAACTATAAGAAAGTCTAAAATGTTCTATTATTTCAAGTAAAAGATGTTCTAATTTATCTTTACTTAGACTTTTAATATAAGTGTTTATAAGAGTTTTGTTATACATAGTTTTTAAATTTTAATTAGTTTGACCGTAAATATCGTTTATCACAATACTATTAGCATTTACACTTACTCCATTATTTATAACTGTTGTTAATATAACTAATTCGTTTATAGTATCTGTGTACATATCTAAAGTATATGATTTGTAAGATATTTCTTTATTGGAATGTTTGGAAGAGTGTATAGAGACACAAATAATTCCTATAAATATAAGAAACATTACTATATACATACTGTATTTCATAAGTAATATTATTTATAGATTAAAGATGAATGTAGTAACTATTAAAGTCACTACATTCATAATGTTATTTAAATATTTCGTCATACAAATCTTTAGGACACATATATGCAGAAGAACCTACATCAATATGATTAGGAATATTTACCACAAATATACATTCATTAAATCTAGGATTATCCATAAGAAATTGAGATTCGGGAAATTTTACAAGAACATATAAAGGCATAATGTTATTCTTTTTGGACTACCTTTAAGATTGTGTTTACGAAAATTAAATACAGCAAGAGCAAATGCTTTACGTTCACCTCCTTTAGTAAAAATACTTATAGGAGATACAAGTTTATCACTTTTGTTTGTTGAAGAATAAAAGTAAACCATAATATAAATATTTAATTAGTTAATTTAGAATACGTATTAAAGAAACGTTGACCTTGATTACTTTGAATAAAATTATCAAATTCTCCTGTATCAGAAGTAGAATCTGAGTATTCTATAACAGCTTCAATCATATCTTTAAATTTTTCGTTTTCTTTTTTAATATTTATATTATTCGGTTGTAGAATAATAACAAAAATTAAAAACCAATTTGAAATCATCAATACCGTCATAAATATTTTCATAATTTTAAAATTTAAATTGTTAATTTTCCAAATTTAAGAATACTTCAACAGGGTTATCATCAAAACTAAGATTTATAAAATCATTTGGATTTAAATTAAAATCTTTAAATCTACTTATATCTGTTATGATATTACCCTTTTTACAAGGTAAGTATATTCCACAATCTTCATCTTTTATAGGTTTCTCTAAATATAAACAAAGTATTTTATCTTTATCTCTTGCGACATAGAAATGAACTTTATTGCTTTTTTCTTCTTTAAGAGATGCGCTTATAGCTATATAAATAAACATAGTAAAAGCCCCTATTAAAAACAATATTATTGATATATAAATTTCGTACATGTTTAATCCTCCTATTCTTTTGGTAAATTTGGAATAGGCATCCAATAAAGATAGTTTTCTTTCCATGCTTCCCATTCCCATTTGCCGTTTCTGATTATCATATTATCTATACCAACAGCTCCACCTTTTTTATAGGTAAATACACTTACAGTATGATACCCTGTGCTAAGTAGAAGTTTCTTGTGGTTGCATGGTAAATCATCCTTGACACTTATCCAAGGAGATTTAGGATTATTGTCTGCAATCTCCAAACCATCTTTCAAACCAATGTTATACCATTGTTCTTCTCTATCTGACTCAAAGCAATATGGCTCAACAACATTTAGCTGCTTAATATCTTCTTTTGTCATAATTATAATTTTTGAAAGTTGTTGTTATAGAAATAGGTTCAATATTTTCCCACTCAGTAATATTATTGCTATAAACAGGTTTACCGTTACCAAAAGTACAAATAGTAATATGAGGTGTAGCATTTAAACATGTTAATTCATCTGGAATTTCTACTTTAAAAGCCATAGCCTTATCAGATATTCCAAGGCCAGTAATGGTTAATTTAAAACCTCTACCTATTAACTTGTTTGTTTTAGCAAATAAGTTTGAATCTTCATTTAAATTAAGAGCGTTTAAATGACACTTATGAATGAGAGTGCAATGGTCTAAATATATTCTATTTGAATAATCTAAATAATCTCTATATTTGTTATCATTAAGTAATAACATTAAAAGATAATCTTTTGTTTCATCAGAAAGAAATAGACCAAAATACTGAAAATCTTTCATAATTGCAGTAATGTTTAAATTAAGTTTTTTAATGATAGTCTTTCCTATCAGCCAATCACTCTTTATAGCTGTGATAATTCTATAGTTACTGGTGTTTAATCAATAAATCAGCAGTACACATACCTCCTTCAAAATTCTGTTGTTGAAAATAAAGTTCTCTTGAAAGATTTGCCCATCTTTCAAATTGGTATGTACACCACTCAAATCTATAATCAATACCATCCTTTTTAACAATGTCGCCACTATTGATAGTTGTATTTACTCCGTTAATTATTACAGATGTTGTATTGTACTGTGCCATAGTTTTGTTATTTTAATTGTTAATAAATTCGTATTTAAGAGTTGACACTATAAGTCTTGGATTGTGTATTGTTTTAAAAGTAAGACTAATAGTTATGAGAGAGATAAGAAAAATGATTAGAGAAAGATTAAAGATTAGAGATTAGAGAAAATTGAATGATGTTGGCATGATTAAAAGAGAGAAATTAGAAGAGTGATGAGAGAGATAGTGAGATAGATGATGAGAGTGGTGAAACTCCAACTCCTAAACCTACTCAAAACTCTACTCAAAACTCTAATAATCTTAAAACAAGAGACAACAATACCAAATAAATTACCAATACTTTTAAGATAACTGACCTTTAATCTATTTAATTTGGTATTATTTAAAGTATTATTGCTCTTGTTTACTCTCTAACAATTTAAACATCGACTACTCAAAGTTCTCAATTTTTTATCTTATACGCTTCCCTTGCTTGTAATATAGCAAATACAATAAACAAAGTTTCCGTAGCTTTTGCTGTAACACGACTACAAGATAAACTTGCTTCATTCCAAATCATCATTATTGCCAAAATTGACAGTAATATTGATTGTGATAAGAGTATAGATTTTATTCCTTTCATGGTTTTATATTATTTAAGTTATTATTATCTGATGGAATAGTATGAAGTTCAGTATATTCTTTGTTATTTGGAAAAATTTAACAAGAAACCTGAACACGCACAGGGCAAGTCTTCTAATATTAGACCATAATCAGTCAGGTCTTCAACTATACAATAAGAATCAGTCATATCTTCAACTATACAATAAGAATCAGTCCGGAAAAACAAGTTACGCTCTTGATGCTTTTTGGTAACATCAAGAGCGTAACGATGTAGTTAACCTAGAGCTGACTTAACAGCATCTACAGCAGCGTTCTGCTTGAGACTTGCTATAAGTGCATTATAAGCAGAAACGTCGTTAGAAGCTTTAGGTGCTGCATTTTTGCTGTTAGCATCTACGCAGTAGGCAAGTGCATCAGAGATAGTTTTAGGCCTAACATTTGTCAAGCCGTAAATATCATGCCAGATGCTGTCGTTATTGGCAACAATTTCTTTGTCGTTGAGAGCAAAGAGAGACTTAACTTTCTTGCCCTTTTCGACATTGCGAGCAATGACATTTACAGTAGTGCGCATGAGCAGACGATGCAGGTAACTAACATAAGGACTGTTGTCATCAGCACGAGCTTCTTTCTCGGCATCAGCAAATACAAGTTTCTTGTAATCGCATAGGTCAAGAGCGTTATCATCATCTTGTTCAATTAGGTAATCAAATAAAAGAGTAACGGTCGTGCCGATTGGTACAGTAATTGTTTTGGTAAGACCTTTGGCATAGGTAACGTTCTGACCTTCACCCTTAGCAATCATACCAGGAAGTTCCTGATTGAGAGTAAGAGTTGCCCAGTAGTCAACAGTGTCTGTACGAGCAACAAAGAAATTAACGTTAGTTACTTTGCAATCGGTTACTACGGTTGCACCAGCAGCTTTTGCAGCTTCAACTACACTTTTTATATCTTTCATACTAAAGCGAAGCGTCTATTAGTAACTGTCTCCAAATACGGTAAAGGCAAATCTATGCCAAGACATATTACGTTCAATCGCCATAACTTCAAATATTATATCAGAATCAGTCATTTTCTGAGCGATAGCGGGGGCATTGCCATCGAATGAAATGAGATGGGGGTCAGAATCAGTAGCCTCACTCTCTCACTTATATACCTAAAATTCTCATATTTTCTCTCTTACTCTTATAATATCTATTTTCAAATTAACCATCACCATCTTTTAAGTATCCCCCACCATCTTTTAAGTAACCACCATTACTTTAATCTCTCTTCATTATTATTCTCAGCACTATCAAATTGTCATTAAAAATTTCTCAGCATTACTCTTATTTCTTTTATCTATATTTAAATCATAATCTTTACTCTTTATTTTATCTTTTATTTTATCTTTTATTTATCTTTTATATTATTATTTATCTAATATTTACTCTAAATACTTCATTCTAAGTTTCAAACTTTTTCGTTACGATTCTCTTTATTATTTGTTTTATGATTATTATTTTTATTTCTATTATTATTAAGATTATAGGTTCAAAATATAAAAATATACAATGATTTTAAGTTTAAATAAAATAAAATAAGAGGACTTTCACAAGCCCTCTTATTAAGAGTAGTAACACTTTACATTTTAAAAATTTTTAATTCACATCACTCATAATTACCTTAATTTTGACTAATAACCTAAAACAAATCAATTTAATCAACGAAATCTTAAACATTTCAAACATACAATCTATCACCTACAATTATAATAACTATATTATCACTAACTTTGTTATTATATAAACAATATTGAAAATTACAACATTATGTAAAACCTTAAATCTGATACAAATATAGTGTTTTATTTTTATAAAAGCAATAGTATTAAGAATATTTAATAATATATTTATTATATAATATATAATATATTATATTTATTATATTATATATAATAAATATAATATATATTATTATATTATATATTATTATATTATATATTATAATATTTATATTATAATATATAATATAATATATAATATAATATATAATATAATATATAATATAATATATAATATAAATATATAGTTAATATATGTTAATTAAAAATAGTTAATATCTAATTTTTAAGTATATATAAAATATTATTATTATATTTGCTATAACTATGACAAAAACAATATGGAGATAATATAACGGATATTATAATCCTATTATTAAACTAAACATTAAACAAATGAAAACTTTTAACGTAGATGGAACAAATGGAAGATATTATGTAAATCTTCCTCAAAGTGTTGAAGAAATTGGAGTTGATTATCTTAAAACTTGTACAGATTATATTCAAGTTGCTCCAAATTATGCAGTTGTAGCTATTGTATATAAAGATTCTCTTTCTGTTGTACTTACTGCATCTAGAAAGAAAACTCCTACTAATGTATCAGTTATTCCTGTATTTATTAAATCTGGAGATTGTGACTCTGAATTTATTAAAAGTTTAAATATTGGAGATAAAATTGTAATTGCTGCAAGTGATTTAAGTATAGGTCATCACATTAGTTCTCCTTATAATAAAATAACTCCTAGCCATGTAATAAATGTTTGCGATGGAGATAAAGATATTTATAAAGAAGCTATTGCTGTTAAAGAACCTGTATGTTTCTTAGAATTTAAACTTGTTCCTATTTCTGCTATTCATGCTAAACTTAACGAAAATTATCCAAAATGTGCTGATAGATTTATAGGTAAAGTAGTTGACTAATTGTAATCTTCTCTACGGGGGTGCTTATAGTCTTAAAGACTTTAATTAATATGGCTCCCCTGTAGAAAACAATAACCATTATATGAAAGATACTTTTAGATTTCCTGGTGGTAAAGACGTAAAAGTAGTTCGTAAAGAAGATATTATAGCTACTATTAAAAATAATATCGTCGATGTTGAAACTGCTTTGGAAATAGTTAGACAATGTGAAATAGATGCTGCTACTTTTATAAGACAAGGTAGAAATGCTGGTATTCCTTTTATGGGTACTATTAAAGTTTCTGAAGTAGTTTTAATGTCTAAATCTGAAGAACAACAAGAACTTATCAATACAGCTAAACAAACTGTAACTAATGAACAATTTGTAATGTTTAGAAGAAATCTAGCTGATAGTAATAAAATTAAAATTAAAGTTAGAAAATATTACAACTATGTTCTTAGTATGAGTGTTAGTAAAAATAGAAACCAATTTAAAAAGATGTGTAAAGAAAAAGGAGAGGCTTACGCTAGATTACATTTCTTTCTTTTGGCTAGTGTTACTGCTGTTAATAATGAATACGTTCCAATAGATTATGAAGAACCTAACGATTGATTCAATGCTTGTAGTCGATGATACAGGTATGCCTGTTCCTCCTACTATCAGACAATTACTAGATAGAGATATTAGACAACTTTATACTAGAGATAAAACTAAAGATAAAAAACAATATATTGCAGAATGTATTATAATTTATCAATTAGGAGACCCTAAATCTCCAGCAAGACAATCTGGCCTTAGTGAACGTGAAGCTCTTACTTATGCTATAGAACAAGCAGGTATTGATAAAGGATATATTCCTGACCAATTAGTTTTAAAACTAATAAAAAGATATTATGATGAAAATATAACAGAAGCTGGAAGAGTTGTTGAAAATATTCTTCAAACTATTCATAATATAAATTTAGCAATAGGACAAATAAATAGATATTTAAATGATAAACTTGCAAGTCCTTTAGATGGAGATGTTATAAGCGTAATGCTTAATAATATAGATATAGTAAAGAAACAAGCTGGAGATATTCCTTCTATTCTTAAAAAACTCGAAGAAGCTAAACAGAATTTATTATATGAACAACAAACTGAACTTTCTAGAGGTGGTGGTTCTGTATTAAGTTCTATGGATGCAGATGATAACTAATATAATAGTAGTATGGATAAAAGATATGAACAAAATTTCTTATTCTTTGAAGAAGAAGGTCATAAATATAACGATACTATGGGTAATGAATACCTTAGTGTTACTACTCTTATTCACGACTATTATAATAAATTTAATGCAGATTATTGGGCACATAAAAAAGCTCGCGAACAAGGTAAATCTGAAAAAGCAATTAAAGAAGAATGGGAAAGGATTAAAAATGAAGCTTGTGCAAGAGGAACTAAAACTCATAATGGAATAGAAGATGCTATAAAAGATGTTTCAAAATTTAAACAAGCTATACAATATCTTATAGAACAAGAAAGCGGAAGAGTTATAACAATAGCTGATATTCCTAATCTTATTCCACAACCATTAGATATTGAAAAATTTAAAGAAGCTACTAATAATAAATACTCAGAAATTTACAGGGTTTTTGAGTTTTATACTAATAAAGGTTATACTATATATTCTGAAATAGGAGCTTATTTAATGGATTATCTAATTAGTGGAACTATAGATATTTTTTGTTATCGTCCTACTGATTTTGTAATTCTAGATTGGAAAACAAATAGAGATGGTTTAAAATTTGAAGCAGGATATTATAAAAAAGATAAATCTACAATTCCTAATCAATTAACAGACGAATGGGTTGCTCAACATAATAAAAAAATGCTTCCTCCTGTATCACATCTTTCTGATTGTAATGGTATTCATTATTCTCTTCAACTTAGCATGTATGCTATAATGGCTGAAATGATATTAGGAATACCATGTTTTGGATTAGGTCTTTGCCATATAGGTAGTCCTTGGGTTCTTAATAAATATGGACAACCTTACAGAGATTCTGACGGTTATCATGTTGACCCTAATGGAGAAGAAACTGTTAAATGGTATAAAATTAATTATCTTAGAAATGAAGTTATTTCTCTTCTTAGAGATAGACAATATAAACTTTCAGCTAATAAGAAAAAAGTAAATAAACAATTAGATTTGTTCAATTAAATTAAAGTTATTATGGTTAAAACAGCTCTTTATACTAAAGTTAAAAATTATGACTTTGAAAGTCTTTTTAAAAAGAAAGGATACGCATTCTTTACTAATGGAACATATAATCTAAACATTATAGGAATAAGAGCAGCAGGAGCACAAATTACAAATAGTTTTGATGATTTGTTAGTTTTAATATATAAAACTCCTAATGGTATTTGGAATAGACAAATATATAGTATAACTACTGACCCAGGACTTTATTATATGCTTAATCCATGTAATAGAAAAGGTACGGCTATTCTTGTTCCTGGTCAATATAAGGGTGCTTATGAAATTGGTTCTCATAGAGGTAAATATAAAGCTCTTGTTCAAGTAAAACCTGTTAAAGTATATAGAGATAACAATAAAGATGAAATTTATGATTATGATGTAAATAATTTAGATGAAGGTTTATTTGGTATAAATATTCATAAAGCAGGAACTCTCAGTAAAAGAATTAATACATGGTCTGCTGGGTGTCAAGTTTTTGCTAGTAATGAAGCTTTTAAATGTTTTATGAATTATTGTGATAAACAAGTTAAAAACGGTCATGGTAAAACATTCACATATACTTTAATTAAAGAAGAAGATTTAATATGATAGATAATCTTAAAACTATTTTTATAGGACTATGTTATATAGTTGGATGTTATATTCTTGTTATATCTTTATTTTTAATACATAAATATAGTACAAAAATACCAGATATAGAAAATTATGTTAAACATAACAATACAATAGTAGATTCTATAACAAAAGTAAATGATAGTATAAAAATTAAAGTTGAACATTTAGATAGTATTAAAAATGCAAAAATTATTGAGGTTCGTAGTCTTGACAATGATAGCACTCTCAAATTATTCTATAAGTTGGTGTCAGAGTGATGTAATCTTTTCTACGGGGGAGCTTACAGACTCTGTTCTTATAAGTTACAAAGATATTAAAACTGTAAATTCTAAACTTATAGAACTTAAATATGAAAAAGAAATAAATGATTCTTTGAATGTAATAATATCTAATGATAATAAAATAATAAAAGAATATACTAATAATATATCAACTTTAAATAATAATATTAAGACTATTACTAAACAAAGAAATATTGCAATAGTTATATCGTTAATATCTATATTGTCTTTTATAATATCTATAAAATAATGGAACTTACAGAAGAAAAATATATAAAAGATTATCCATTTCTTCAATATATAAATGAAGATAAAAGTCGATATAAACATGCTAAAGATTTAGGTTATTCTGACCCAGATGATTTATTTCTTGTTGGAGAAAGTGGAGGTTTTCTTCTTAATATACATCCTGACGATAAATTTGTAAATGTTCATTTATTTACAGAAGCTGCTGATTTTTATAGAAAAAATAAACAATATACTTTTTATAAAGTAGATAGTATTCCACATAGACAATTTAGAAGAAGAGAAGAATATAGAAGACGTCATGGATATAGTGCTCCTTGTTTATTAAGAAATGGAAAAGTTCAAAATATTCGTATAACAGGAGGTATGTATAATTATCTTAATTATACAATGATTGAACAGCTTGATGCTTCTAGCATTAAATCTACAACTAACGCTTCTATGGGTAAAAAGAAATATGATTTTCCTAAATTCATAGATGCTCAATTTTGGACTTGGCACATTATGGAGTTTGCTATAAATAACGGTTTTCATTTAATTATAGACAAAACTCGTCGTGGGGGTTTTTCTTATATAATGGCTTCTGATAGTGCTAATGAACTAAATCTTAATTCTCGTAAAGTTACAATTCACGTTGCTGCTGATAAAAAATATTTAACAGCTACTGGGGGATTAACTGATTTTACTATAAATAATTTAAGATTTTATGAAACTAAAACTCCTTTTGTTAGAGGGCTATTATCTACAAATAACGAAAACTTTAAATTAGGTTTTAAACTTCCTAATGGTACTATTTCTCCAAAATCTTGGAATAGTGCATTATTTAGCGTATCTGCTATGAATAATCCCGATTGTGCTATTGGTAAAGATGCAGTTAAAGTAAAAGTAGAAGAGTTATCTACTATGGATAACTTTGATGATTTTATGACTGTTACTGAACCTGCCATGAAAACAGGTAGTTATGTTACAGGTAATATGTGTTGTTGGGGAACAGCTACTAGCGGAAATATGCAAATATTTGAACAAAACTTTTATTCTCCCTCTTCTTTTAACTTTATGCCTTTTGAGAATGTTTGGGATAAAGATTCTAGAAATGAAGTTTGTGGATATTTTAAACCTTATTGCTGGGGTCTTCAGGGTCAAATAGGAGATAGTTTTGGTTTAGATGAAAATGGAAATTCTGATTTAGAGATAGGTTTAAAAATATCATTTAAAGAACGTAAAAATAAAAAAGATACAGCTAAGACTTTTGCTGATTATATAAATTATCTTGGTCAGTTTGCTAATATGCCTTCTGAATCTTTTAGTTCTACTACTGAAAACTTATTTAGTAGTGAAAAACTTATGGCTTGGGAGGAACAATTAAGAACTAATACTCAGTATAAGTTTTATGTTGATGGAATGGTATTTGAAGATAAAAATACTCAATCTGGAGTTATATTTAAACCTAATGCTAGATTAGAAGCTGAAGGAGGTCTTTTAAATAAAGATTTTTATGAATGGATTAACAGTGTTCCTATTAAAAGCCATGAACACCATCATGGCTGCGTTAGAGTATGGTTTAATCCTATAAAAGTACAATATACTAATAAAGAAGGAGTTTCAGTTTATGGAACACCTCCTGGATTATATTCTATAAGTTATGACCCTGTAGGTATTAATAAAGAAAATAAACTTATTACAAATAAACATTCTCATAATAGTATTAAAGTTTGGATGGAGCCGTCTAAATATAATGGTTTTAAATGTGCATGTGTTGCAGCATATTATGGACGTCCTGAAAAACTAGAAGAAGCAGATTGGATATGTTATTTATTAGCTAAATTATATAATTGTGTTGGAACTGTTGCTGTTGAAATTAACAGAGGTGAAACTGTAAGTAATTTTAAAAAATGGAAAGCTCTTCGTTATCTTATGAAAGACCCTGTTGAAATTTGGGATACTTCTCTTAAAGGTAATGTATCTTCTACTTATGGTGTTAATATGGGTGACGGTCCAAAGAAACTAGAAGGACTTCGTTTACTTAAAGAAATGCTTTATAGTGTTATAAGTAAAAACGATAATGGTGACGATGTTTACTTCTTTCAAACTATCTATGATTATCAAAGTATTCTTGAACTAAAAAAATGGAATGCTGTTGGTAACTTTGATAGAGTCTCTGAAATGATTATGAGAGCACTTCGTTGGCGACTTTATGATGTTGCTGCTGCAAAAGAACTTGCTCATCGTAAAAAAGTTATTGATAAAAAAGATTTTTGGCATAGACCTTTATTTTAAACTAACAATTAAATATGCAATATCCTAAAAGTAATGTAAATTTTCCTCAACAAAGAGTGCCTTATTCAGAAAAACAAAAAGCTGAATGGTATGCTAATTGTATAGATTATGTTATAGATGCAGGATTAAGTTGTAACGATAGAACAGACACAGAAGAAAAACTTAATATTCTACATGATAACATACCTAATAGTTTTTATAAAAAGACTCTTAATCCTTATAATAGTAACAATGAACGTTTTACTCGTTTTCCTGCTACTATGCGAAATTTGGATATTATGTCTGATGTTATTAGACGTTACGTTTCTGAATATTTTAAAAGTATTCACGAATTTACTGTAGGTGCTAATAATCCAGAAATAGCTTTAAAAAAGAGTGCTAAACTTAAAGAACAAATAGGTATTCTTGCAGCTCAAGCTTTTAAACAAGAATTTGAAAAACGGGTTAAAGAACTTCAATCTCAAGCTCAACAACAAGGTACTCCTCCTGACCAAGTTAATGTTCAAGAAGCTATGCCAGACCCTGAAAAATTTATTGAAGAATTTAATAGTAAATATATAGATGATGAAAGTAAACAAGGGCAAGAAATATTAAATTATATTCGTACTATGACAGCAGATAATATGATTTATCTTTCTGCTTTCTTTGATTATATTGCTCTTGGAGAATGTTATACTTATTCTGATATACAAGGAGAAAAAATAGTAAAAGAACATATTCCTGTAATAGATGCCTATCCGGTTCCTAACGGGGAGTTTTTTGTAGAAGACCATGATATGTTTGCAAGACGTATTCTTATGTCTTATCCTCAAATTATAGATATGTTTGATGATGTTCTTACAAAAGAAGATAGACACTTTCTTGAAACATATTATGCTTATGATACAAAAATAGGTCCAACTCAAGTAATGTATTCAAAATATTTTGAATCTTATCCTGATGTTTGTGAAAAATTTGATAATAAAGAAAGACAACTTTTTAAACAACAACCTGTAAGAATAGAATCTGTAAATAATAATCTTTTTGAAGTATGGCATGTTGTTTGGAGAGGAGAAGCTAGAAAAGGTATTCTTACTTATGTAAATGAAGTAGGGCTTATAACAACAAGAGTTGTAGAAGAGTCTTATACATTAAATAAACAACAAGGAGATATATCTATAGAATGGGCTTATGAACCTCAAGTATATGAAGGTTATAGAATAGGTTCTAGATATACTGCCATATATCCTATTAAAGCAAGACCTATAGCATTTGAAAGAAATGGAAAACTTCCTTATAATGGTATTATGGAAATTCTTCCTTTTATGGGAAAATTTAGTATAATACAACTTATAACTCCTTATCAAATAATGCGTAATATTTTCTCTTATCATAGAGAAATGGTTATTGCTAAAAATAAAATGCTTATATTAGTTCTTCCTAAAAGTCTTGTTACAGATGAAGCTGAAGAAACTGTGTATAGAATGGCAGCTGAAGGAACTCTTCTTGTAGATGATAGTGAAGATACTAATTCTCAAAAAGTAGCTAATATTAGATTGCTTAATGCTCAAATGGGTGATTATATTACTCAAATTACAAATCTTATGATGGCTACAAAACAAGAAGCTTGGGATACTGTAGATATGAATGCTCAAAGATATGGAGATATAGCCCAATCAGCAGGAGCAGCAACAACTCAAGAAGCAGTAGCTCGTTCGTCAATGGGTAGTGTTATTATAACACAAGTATTTGACGAAATGCGCAAAAGAGATTATCAAAGAGATATTGATTTTGCTAAACTAGCATTTATTGACGGACTTGAAACTTCTTATTTTGATGAAGAAGGAAAACGTAGATATATAAGTCTTGATGTTAATAGTTTTGTGTATTCTGATTATGGAATATATGTTGATAATAATGGCAAATCTCAAGATAAAATAAGAGAACTTAAACAATGGGCTTTTAGTGCTGCACAAAATGGAGATTTGGATATGGCATTAGCTGCTATAACAGGAGATAATATAGCGCAAATAAAAGCAACTATTGAAAAGTTTAATGAAATTAAACGTCAACATGAAGAGCAAATGAAACAAGTTGATGCTCAACTTAAAGAAGAAGAAATACAAAATAAACTTCGTGAAATTGAAGCTAAAGGTCAACAAGATAAAGAACTCGAAAATCTTAAATTTCAACATGAAATGGCTCTTAAATATATAGATGTTGATATGTCTATGCTTGGAACTCAAGGTAATGAAGCTGAACAAGCTAAAAACAGATTAGCTGCTATTACTGAAGATAATAAAGCTAGACTTGAACAGCAAAAATTAGATATAGCTCGTCAACAAATGCAATCTGAAATTTATAATAGAGCTGCTGATAGAGCTGTTAAGATGGAAGATATTAAATCTAAAGAGAGAATTGCTAAAACTAATAAAAATAAATATGATAAATAATGGGAAATCCTAAAAAAACTCAAAAAATTCCAAGTCTTAGTGAAGCTAAACGTCTTGGAATTTTTATCGGTACAGCTCCTTTTGTAAGAAAAAGAGGTTATATTGGTGGAACTCCAGAACAAGCTAGAAAAGCATATTGGGAAACAGATAATGAAATGTATATGCTTACCGATAGTGTTGCTAAAAGTTATGGTATTGAACCGGCACTTCTTAGAGCAAGAATGGATAAAGAAGGATATACAGATGCTAGAATAAAAGAATTAAATAATGATTATTTTAATAAAACAAATAAAGCTTTATTGGGAGAACAATTATTTAAGTCTAGAGCTATGCCTTATGTTGCAGGAGACGAATTTGGACTAGACGATGTTGGTACTTATATTAACGATGGAAAAGTTAAACTTATAAATGAAAATTGGGGAAATGGAGAATTTAATAACGAAAAAGGTAGAAAGACCAATATGGCTATCGGTATTAATTATTCTGATAATATAGGTATTATGGCTGCTACTCTTAAATATATGCGTGACAAAGCTAAAAAAGATTTTCCTAATGCCTCAGAAGCAGATCTTGATAGATATGCAGGAGCATATTATAATAGAGGTTTTACTGGTGGTAAGAAATATGTTAAATCTGGAGGAAAAGGTTATAAAGTTAAACGTACATTAGAAACTGGAGGTAAAATAGATATTGATTTTTAATTATGGCAGATAAAAATAAAAATAGACGTAGTATCGAATTAGCAGGTAAAGTAGATACTGATTTTAATTATGATTATAAAAAGAGTAATGTAGATACGAGAAGTGATACTACTAGAAAAGGTTATCACGAAGGTAAGATGTCTAGTGCTCAGTCTAATAGTTATCATCCTTTTATAGATATGTATAATGCTATAGATTATTATACAAACGCTACTAATCCTAATAGTCCTAGATATAATCCAAATCTTGTAACAGGTATTGCACCTAATATTAGTATAAAAGATTATACAAAACTTGTTGGTTATTTAAAAAATATTAATAGTTTACAAACATCAATTAATACTGATAAGTTTGTAAAATTTTTAAATGATAAAACTGGAAAATCTATAAAAAGAATTAAAATAAAAGATACAAAAATAGGTGATATATATTCTGATGGATATAGTTATGTTGATGATACAGGAAGAGAAATAGCACATATAGCTGGAAACAAAATAAATAATAAAGTATTTGTTGAAAGTAGTTATGTAGATCCAGAATTTAGAAGTAAAGGTTTAGGAAAACAAATGTATTTCGATTTTAATAAACAAGTGTTTAATAAATACGGTACTACTTTACATTCTAGTCCATATCAACACCAAACAACATTAGAAACTAGTCCTGGTTCTGGAGTTTTTATATCTCCTTCATCTAAGCTTTGGAGAGGATTAAAACAAAATAATATGGCTACAATACAAGGAAAAGGACTTGATAAATATTATGTTATGGATATTCCATCTAATATAACAACAGAATTTAAAAATGGAGGTATTTATATAGCTCCTTCTAAACGTGGAACTTTCACAGCAGCTGCTAGAAATCACGGAATGGGAGTACAAGAATTTGCAAGTAAAGTATTATCTAATAAAGATAATTATTCTGTGTCTATGGTTAAAAAAGCTAATTTTGCAAGAAACGTAAATAAATGGAATAAATAATATTATAATAATTATTTTATTAAGTGTCCTTATAGTATTTATTATTACTATTAAGGACACTTAAAATTTTTGTACATTTTAAAATTCGATATACGCTTATTTATTTTAAAACCGTATAATTATTAAGTTTTAAATATAAAATCAAATATACAAAGCAATAATAGACAAATAAAGAGTATTTATGCACCAAAACCCGCCCTTAGAAGAGATTGTTTGATTATATAACTATTACTTATTTTAATGTTAAAAGTTAAGACATAATTAAATTATAATATTGTCTATAAACAAACAGAAAATAGTAATATTAAAAAATTGTAAAAACCTTTTATAGTTATTATAAAAGTCATATATTTGTAACACATAATAATAAAATAATAGTAATTATAATTTTAAATTTAAACTTATGGGAGAAATTGATATTGATTTTGAGGGAAAGAGCGGATATAATACTAATAGTAGCTCTAATAATACAACTCAACAAACAAATAATGTTGTAGAAAATACTACAGATTTGAACGGAGGAGGAACAGCTGATATTACTGGAAAAGATAATATGACTGTTAATAATTCTAATAATACAGCTGAAACTACTGTAGAAAATAAAGAAGGTAATAACAATAATGTAGATAATAACTCCCAAGATGATAACACTTCTACGGGGGAGCTTAATGTAGGAGACCATGTAGAATTTGATGGAAATACTTATATTGTTGCTGAAAATGGAGACCTTGTCGATGAAAACAATAAGGTATTTAAAAAGGCAGATGAGATTAAAGATTGGCTTAATTCTCTCGAACAAGAAGAAAATAATGGTATAGACCTAGATGGTATTCAAGCAGCTGTTGGTGTAGAAATAGTAGGAGAAGATGGAAATCCTATGGAATTTACTAATGACCCTGCTGGTGTAAATGCTTATGTAAATGCAGTTATAGATTTGAAATCTAAAGAACTTCAAGAAGGAGCTGTTAATAAATTGTATGCAGATAACCCTATTCTTAAACAATTTCAAGATTATGTAACTGTTAATGGAACACATAGAGGTTTTGGAGAACTTCCTGACCGTACAGGATGGGTTGTTGATAAAGATAATGAAAATCAACAAGAAGTTATTGTTAAAATAGCAGCAGCTGAATTTGGAAATAAAGGAATAAATGAAAATTATATAAAGTATCTTAAAGATACAGGAAGTCTTTACGAAGAAGCTGTAAATCAGCTTAGTGCATTGCAAGAGAAAGATAAATTAGTTCGTAAAGAAATTGAAGCTAGAGCTGTTGCTGCTAGAGAGCAAGAACAGCAAGAACTTGAAGATTATTGGAATAAGGTTAATGACGTTATTAACGGCAGAACTATTGCTGGATATAAACTTCCTGAAAGTTTTATTAAAGAAGTAAATGGTAAAAAACAAACTGTAACACCGAGAGACTTCTACGATTATCTAAGTAAGCAAACTGAAGTTGACGCTGATGGTAACAGAATGACTGGGTATCAAAAAGACCTTAATAGTGAATCCGAAGAGGCTTTTATGGCTCGTGAGCTTATTACTGCTTGGCTGTTTTTCACAGGAGGTACGTATAAAGATTTAGGAGATATGGCAATCAAAGAAGAAGCAGTTCGTACTTTGAAACTTAAATCTAAAGAACATCGTGCTCACAAAACTATAAAAGTATCTAAGCCTAATACTAAAGCTTCTAAAGATGATATTCTATTAGGTTAAACCTCAACTTAATGTTTAATATAAATTATTATTAAAATGTACAGACTTAGAGAAGTATCTCGTGGTAATTATGATGACCGTGGTTATTCTAATGAAGAAACCATTGCCAATCTAGCTATTACTAAAGCTGCGGAAATCAACAACGTTTTGACTTATACTTATGGTTATGACGACGATAGATTCCCGCTTACATTCTTGACTGAAGGTCAAGGTTCTGTTGGTACTGTAGATATTGATACAGTGCAGTGGACTTGGAAGACAATGGGTCGCACTAAATTTAACGATTATGTTCTTTATTTTAACACAGCTAATGCTACTCCTGGTAAAGGTGGTGCTATGTTTGAAGTAGAATTTGCTACTCATTGGTTTATTGAGCAGTACGGTCTTATTGCTCCTGACGGTGTTACTCAGGTTCGTATTATGAAAGATATGGGTCCTGGTTCTCACGGAGGTTATCTTTATCGTCTTAAACTTACTACTCCTAATCCTAATGCTTTTGTTGACCCTGACAATCTAGCTAGTGGAAAATATTGGACACTTACTGCTCCTACTATTCCTGAAAGCTATTCTAAGGGTAATCGTAGTAATGTTATGGGGCCTGGTAAGATGACTTCTCAGCTTGAGTTCCATCGTTACTCTAAAGAAATTGCTGGTAATCTTTCTAATGTAATTGTTACTTACGAATTTAAGACAAAGGGTGGTGGTACTACTAATCTTTGGATTAACGAAGAAATGCGCCAGCATGATTTGCAAATTCGTGTAATGGATGAAGAACGTCTTTGGTTTGCTGAATATAACAGACTTGAAGACGGTACTGTTCCTTTGGTTGACCCTGATAACGGTAATCCAATTTATCATACAGCAGGTATGCAGCAGATTTGTCGTGAATCTAATTACGAAACTTACGGCGAATATCTTACTCTTAATAAGATTGAACGTAGTGTTGGTGATATTCTCGATAAGACAACTGATACTGGGGTAATGGAAGTTGTTTTGTTTGCTGGTAAGGGCTTTATGGACGACTTTGATATGGCTATCAGAAATGACGCTCGCAGTGAAGGCTTTGCTACTCCTCTTGGTGACAAGATGATTGAAGACTTTGAAGGAGGTCTTTCTTATGGTAAATATTTCCGTCGTTATAAGACTGTAGATAATCATATTATTACTGTTAAGCACTTGTCGTTCCTTGATAAAGGTAGTATCGCTGATACAGACCGTGCTAATGGTAATATCCATCCTCGTACAGGCCATCCTATTTGCTCACATCAGGCGTATATGATTGACTTCTCAACTTATGAAGGTATTCGTAACGTTCGTAAAGTTCGTCAGAAGGGTCAGATTTATCATAAAGGTATTTATAAGGGTCTTACTCCTATTCCTGCTTCTTGGGGAGGTATTGCTGGAGATGCAATTTCTACAACTGTAGATAAGAGTTCTTATGAAATTAAGAACAGTTATGGTCTCCAAGTTAATAATTCTACCAAGATGATGCAAATTAAGTGCGTACTTTAATAACAATTTTATAAAAGATTTAAAACAATGGATATAAATATTAAACCTAATACAGGCATAAATCCAAACAATGTTGATGGAGTAACAGCAGCAGAAAAAAGTGCTGCTAAAGAAGCCGAACTCAACGCTCCTTATACAGATAAAAGAACTATTACTATTGCTCCTGTTCAGCAATTTTCAGCTTATCGTAGAGCAAATATAAAGAGTATGCCTCCTCGTAGGAATATTATAGGTAGTTCTATTAGTAGTACCAGAATACTTTCATCTAATAAAGATGAAGTTGAAAAATATTTTCCTCAGATTATCGGTATATCTCCTAATAATCCTGATTTTGTTACTAGAGTAAAAGCATATCTTAGTAATATTTCTTTCAATGTACAAGATACAGGTTCTAGTCTGAATATTTCATTTACTTATGACCATAAGCGTGATTATTTTACTTTTAAAAATAAAGAAGATAGAATTAACGCTAAACGTGAATCTGTTGCAAGGAATAACACTGCTGCTGTAAAAGAAGCAGTTAAGATGTGGGTTCAAGAAATTAATGACCTTGAAACAGAAAAGTCTAAGTATGGAAAACCTGATAATATTGAAGAATATCTTTTATATCGGCATTGTATTCTTTACAAAGAAGTTGCTAAAGATATTTCTTTAATCAATTCAGATGCTTCTCTTCGTTTTTATATTAGAGACGAAAATAAAGAAGCAGAACGTGCTAAGAGACTCATTGATGAACGTAAAAAAGCTATGCATAACTTCCTTGCTCTTGAAGCTAGTGATAAGAAACGTAATGCTGTATTCATTCAAATGACTGTAAACACTGGAGGCAATATTTCTGAGGCATTGTTTAAAACTTCTGATGAACAAGTTTCTGCTCTTATGAATTATCTTAATGAAACTCCTGACAAGTTTAATAGCTTGTTTGACGATAAGAATGTAGAAATGAAAGCATTTATTGAAACTCTTATTGCTAGAGGGGAACTTATTCGTCCGGAGTTTAATCAACAAATTTCTACAACTGATGGTACATTTATTGGAAGTAATATTAACGAAGCAGTAGCTTACTTTAATAATCCTAACAATAAAGCTGTATTTGAAGCAATGCAGAATAAATATAAACTTTTTTAAATTTTGTAAGTTATGACAATCGCTGAAATGCACGTATGGTTTAGACAATATGCTCAGCAAATGGGTATGCAAAACGTTCGTGCTATTCTTCCCGAACAAATTGATAATCTCATTAATACATCTACTTTAGATACTATTGATGAGGTTATCAATCGTAATGTAGGAACAACAAACGATAGAATCATTACTGACAATGCAAAGATAGCTAACGTAAATGCTCTTCGTACTTTATATAAAGTTAAAACTATTAATATTCTAAATGGTCAAAAATTAACAGAATATAAAAACAAACCTTATATATTCGGTTCAGGAACATTAGAGGAAACCCCTCTTTATTATGTTGATTTTGCTATTAGATATGGAGATAGAGCATTTGATGGAGATAATGTAGACGATATTGAATATACTAGATGGTTTCCAATCCGTATAGTAGATGATTCATATCTTGCAGATATTCTAAATGATTGGGTTCTTGCTCCTAGACTTCGTACTCCTGCTATGGTTATTTACGCTGACGATATTGTCGGAGACAGTAAATTTGAACTTTATGTAGGGGAAAATGAAGAAACTGGTATTAAAGATATAGCTGCTAGTAAATATTTATGTCAAATACGATGCAGTTATATTAAGAAACCTCGTCAAATAGCGTATCTTTCTGATGTTGGTGGAACTAATATCGATTCTGATTTGCCCGTACAACTTCAAATTCCTATGCTTAAACATGCTGTTGACCTTTATAGAGTATCTATTCAAGGTTCTTTATACGCTAATCAACAGAATACTCAGCAAGCACAACAAGAAGCTGTCCGTAATGAAGCCAGACCAACAAATGAAGGTTATCAATCTTAAATTAATTTTATAAACAATGAAACAACTTATTATAGTAAATAGTGCAAAGGCTCTTAATGCAAAAAAGAATGCTGGTGGAGCAGAAGTTACTCCTTATGATTTGAGTAATCTTGCAGAAGGTGCTGTATCATTCTTTGAACTTGGAGGTAGCGAAGCTTTGGCAGCTCCTGCTAAAAAGAATTTTGCTATTGCTCTTGGTAGAAAAGGTGATGTAATGCCTTTTATAATCCCTGAGATTAACGTAAATACTTTGAATATTACAGTTACTCAGCCTCAAGCTGGTGTTAAGTTCAAAGCTGAAATTACAATTCCTACTCCTGTAGAAGGTAAGAACTATACTCTTACTTTGGTTAAAAAGGGCACGGTAGTAAATGAACGTTATAAGTTTAGCGCTACAGATTTTGTTCCTGTAGGAACTACTAAGACGGCAGCTGCTTTGGCAGCAACTCTCGGAAAAGGTCTTGAGAACTATGCTACTAATGATAATCTTGATATTAAAGTTACAGTAGCTAGTGCTAAGATTACTGTAGAAAGTAATAATTATTTCGACCAATATGAACTTGTTGCCGGAGATAGTCTTTATGGAACTACAGTAACTACTACACTTGCTAAGCCTAATATTGGTGATAAGCTTTATATTGAGCGTCTTGCTCAGCAGTGTGCTGCTGGTAAAGGTTTTAACTATCTTTCTGATGGGTCTAAATACCTTTACGCTGGTTATCCGGAGCCTATAGAAGAAATAGCTCAGGATACTATTACTACTACAGGTTATGTTGTATTCAATCTTCGCTTTGCTACTAATCGTGAAGCAGGAAAAACTATGGACGAATCTGTATGGCAGTATGTTCACGTAGCTGTTCCTAAGAATGCTACTAGTTATGCAACTATTGCTTCAATGCTTCCTGAAGGAAACTTCAAAGATGCTACTGCATCTGCTGTAGCAGCAGCGGCTTCTGAATAACATTTAATACTCAGCCAATAGCTCTTCTACGGGGGAGCTATTGGTACTAATTATAAGTATATGGATGAATTTCAAACTATTAACGAAATTGTTAGTGAAAGCGTAAAAAATTCATCGTATTATACAGTTGCTATTTCAAGTTGTGTATTCATTCTTTACACTCTTATAAATAATCTTGTTAATTATTTTAAATCTAAAAATAAAAACAAACCTTTATTAGAGATTAGTAAAGCAATGGTCGAAATTACTGAAAACATAGTTAAACTTAATACAATATTAGATAAAACTTTTAAAGATGTAGAAAGAAAAGAAGCAAGTAAATGTAAAACAGTTATAGACTTAGCATTTAGAAACTTTTCTAGTAGAATAAGTCAGCAATGTGAATCTATAATTACTCACAATAACATTGAAAAGAATAAAGAGTTTATTACTGATAATATAACTAAACTTATTAGTACAGAATATTATAAACTATATTCGATTCTTTCTGCTTACGAAATAAATGAAGTAAATGTTGCAACAAAATTAAAAGAAGAATGGATAAAAGAAGTAGCAGATAGTGCTATATCTGTTATATATAGTCCACAAGAAGCTATAGTTAGAATAAATCAACTTAATAGTAGATTGTTAATACATAGTTGTGATTATTCTACTTACATAAATAATAAAACATTCAACACATAACGTTTATGATGTATGAAAGTTATTTAAATAAGGCAATGCTTGATGTTCTGAAAAACAGAATGTCAGGCATTGCTGATTGTATAACTGTTCTTATAGATAGAGGTTTTATTCCTAATAAGAACAAAATGACTATATTAAATTGGACACCAATACTCATAGATGCTTATGAAAATATTGCTCTTTTTACAGAAGAACAAGAAAGTAAGTTAAATAAAATATATAACAAAGTTATTAAGCTATGAGTGAATTAGTTCAAGTCAATCCTGAATATGTTTATGTTACTATTCCTGCTGAATATATTTGTGTATATCATAGAATTTTAGTAATGCTTGCTGATTATGGTGAGGATATGCTAAAAGACTGTAAAGCTAGTTGTACGGATAGAAATAGTAATGTTATTGAATGCTTTAATATGTTTAATGCAGCGGTTGCTGCTAGAAAATTAGGAAATGAAAAACTAGCAGAAACTCTTATTAAATATATTAAAGCTAAAATAAATCAAATGTATAAAGGAAAAGATAATTCTACAAGTTTTGTTTTTCCTGTAGATGAAAATGGTCAACTTAAAGCTTTTGTAAGTTGTGGTGAACGACCTATGTTTCATATAAATGCTGAAGACGGCGAATTATATGAACATAAGTTCGGTAATGGATTTGAAGAACATTTTGGTTTAGGAGATGAAGATTCTAGTTATATAGAAAATATAGATAGAACTAAATTAGATGTTACTTTAATTCCTAAATATGAAAGCATTAACGATATAACAGTACCTTGTGCTGATATTTCTATAATGTATGATGGTGAAAATTTGTCTTATTCAGATGTTACAATATCTTATTATTTTGATGACGAAGAAGTTCAAAATTTTAAAAACGTTGTAAACTTTGAACAAGGCATTCATACTTTTATGATTGTTGTTAATTATAAAGGTGCTGTTAAAATTGCAAAAAGTGAATTAGAATATGCAGGGGATTAAAGTAAATCTAGGTAAAGTATCTATAACTGTTCACGGTAATTGGGAAAATATAGATTATGATAAACTTAGTCTTGTGTATAGTGTTGAAAGAAATGCTACTTACATAAGTAAAAAACCAGTTCCCAAAGATACAGCTTTAATAGATACAAATTATTGGGCTTTAGTTGTTAAAGGTAATATACCTCAATCAACTATAGAAGATATATATACTAAAGAGGAAATAGATTTTCTTTTAATATCTTCTATAGAAACAACTAAAAATTATATTAATTCTAAATTAAGTGATTATTATACTAAACAAGAAATAACTGATACTATTTCTAATTATTATAATAAAGCTGAAATAGATGAAAAATTATCTTCTTATGCTACAAAAGAAGATTTGGAAAATATAAATACAGGAAATATAGATTTATCTGAATATGTAAAAAGAACAGAACTTGATATTTATGCTAAAAAAACTGATATTCCTGAAATTCCAAAACTTCCTAATTTTAAAACTATAAATGGTGAAAGTATAATAGGAGAAGGAAATATAAGTATAGGAGGCGGAGGAAATGGAGGAAGCACCCCCGTAGAAAATAACTATACTCCTACTCTCGATGAAAATACAAAAGTAACTACAGAATTAGGAAGTATTAAAGCAGGAAGTACTCTTGGTGAATTAGCAGGAAAAAGTTTTTCTGAAATAGTAGATGCTATGCTTGTAAATGAAACTTGGAGTAATCCAAATTATACACATTCTATAAGTATGTCAACTCCTACTTCTCTTGTAAAAGTTGGAAGTTCTGTTGTAGTACCTACATATAGTGCAACATGGAATAGTAATATTCAAAGCGATAATGAAAAAGTAATTACAGCTTCTTTATCTAAAAATATTTTAGGAAGTTCAGAAACAGCATATAATACCGCTGGAACATCTACGTTTACTCTTACTTATTCTTATCCTGCCGGATATTATAATATAACTTCCAATCTTGGAAATACTAAAACAGTAACGGTTCCAGCTGTATCAAATGCTAATATTACAAGAAATGTAACAGCTACTTATCCGTGGTTTATAAATAACACAGAACAAGCTCTTGTAGCTATTGGAAGTAGTAAAACTATAGAAATATCTTTAACAGGTTCTCCTTCTATAAAAGTTCCATTTGCTAATTCTACTATTAGTATACAAGCTGACTTAGGGTTTGGATGGATGGATGTTTCTTGGAATGAATCTGTTGACAATAGTAATTTAGGAAATGCTATTGACGAGACTGTTCCATATAAGGTATATACAAAACCTGATAGTTACGCCTCTTCTGTTAAACATAAGATAACAATTAAACTTAGTAAATAATTATGGGATATTTATATAAAGGTGATGCTATTTTAAAAGGCAATCTATCTGTCGCTACAGATAAGCCTTTAGACGAAAGAAGTATAGTTCAAAATTCTACTGAGTTGTTATCTATAGATTCTACTTATGCTTATAATGGAATGCCTGTAGTTAGCATTGAAGATGAAGCTATTTATATTCTGTTAGATAAAACAAATATAATAAATTTATCTGCTTGGAAAAAAATAGGAACTGTTACTATAAATGGAAACGAAATAGACCTTAGCAGTTATGTTACTATTTCAGACCTCGATGCTAAACTTGCATCTACTAAAACAGAAATACTTTCTGAAGTAGATACAAAAATAGATGAAGCTTTAGAAGGTTTTACTCCAGGAAGTGGTGATGGAGGTGGAAGTTCTTTAGTTATAGATGAAGTTCTCACTGAAACTAGTCCTAACCCTGTTAAATCATCTGGTATTTATAATGGTGTAAAAACTATGATAAATGCTAAATTTGTAGTATTAACAGAAGCCGAATATAAAGCTATGGCTAGTCACGATGCAAATACCTTTTATTATATAAAACAATGAATATAGCAGTTGGAGATTTATATTGTAAAGCTTTATATTATGGAGATATTCTAATATGGGCTATAACATCTAGTGGAGATGAATATCTAAATGGAACTTGGATTGATTCTCTTATTTGGGATGATAATGAAACTTGGAATGAATAGTTATTAATAATAAAAATATAATATTATGGCGATTAATTTAATAGATACTTGGAATGGTGAAAATCTTTATGGTGTTAGAGAGTTTATACAATCTCAATTAAAAAAAGGATTTATAAATGTAGCAACTACAATAGCAAATGGTAAAGTTACTTTAACTTTTACTAAAGCCGATGGTACTACAAGTATAGCAGAATTTGCTGCTGCTGAAGGGCAAGGTACAGAAGGTTATACTGCTAGTTTTAGACTTATTAGACTTAAAAAAGTATATTCAAGTGGAGAACAAGTAAAATTTAATTATGAATTTGAACATTTCTTCGATGGAGAAGAATTATTTGGAGTAAATCCTAATATAAATATTACTGTATATAGTGCTACAAATACTGGTACTATAATTAAACAGTTATATAATACAATATCTACAGCAACAGGTATAAATACTATAACTGTACCATCTTCTGCTACTAAAGATATAGAAGGTATTATATTAATAAAAGCTAGTTATAATGTAGAATATCAAGGGCAAAGTTATACTGGAGAAAAATCTATTACTGTAAGTATATCTAACTGTTCTATAGATTTTGCTTCTGGTTTTGATTTATCTACTCAAGTAAAAGGATATGATACCAATGGAGGATTACAAAATGTATTCATAAATTATTCAGGTTCTACTAACGCAGACTTATTAGTTTATATAGATGGTATTCTAAGAAAAACTATAACAGATGTATCTACAGGACAAGTTTCTATAGATTTTGCAATGAACGCTGTAAATGAATCTGGAGAAACTATTCTTTCTACTGGTATTCATTGTGTACAAGTTGTCGCTAAAATGAATACTAATACAGTAGATGAAAATGGCAATCCTGTATATATTTATTCTAATAGTCTTATATTTGATTTTTATAAAGGTTTAGCTGGAAGTCATGTAGGTATTCAAATGAATTTAGATTCATATGAAGTAATAGAAGACCCTATAAATGCTTTATCTATAGAAACTCAACAATATATAAATAAAAGTATATTATATGCTGCATCTTCATATACTACATCAGATGGCTATTTATCAGAAACTGCTGTATCTGTTTCTAAAAATGGAGTTGTAACCACTAATTTAGCAGTATCTCCAAATTCTGTATATACTTATACTTTTAGAGATGTAACTATTAATAATTATGTATTATTGTTTTCTACTAGTACAAGTAATAGAAAAGTAAATATAAATACTATAGCTAATAGTAGTGGTGTTAGTGTTGCATCTGGAGCAAATATAGATATAAGTGCTTCTGGAAGAAATAATAAAGAAAATTCCTCTGTTATAGATACCTGGGTTTTTAGGGATAATGCTGGAAATTCTTATACAGGAACTTTATCTAATTTTACTCATAAAGAAACATCTTTGACTGTTATAGATGGTTGGGATGGAGAAGGTTTGATTTTTAGAGGAAGTACTGCATTAAATATTCCTTATAAACCTTTTTCTAATTTTTCTGTTAATACAGGTTATTATATAGAATTTAATTTTAAAGTTGATACTATATTAGATAGTGATGAATATATAATAAAGTGTCTTGATTCAGAAAATAAAGGAGGATTTTATCTGAAAGCTGAAGAAGCTGGAATGATAACAAATAATGGCGTTGTTGTAAGTACTCCTTTTAGTGCTGGAACTTATTATAATGTAGGATTTATGATAAAGTCCTATAAAGGCAAAGCCTATACAGATAGTACTGGAAGCATAGTAGATAATACAAATAAAACCACTATACTTCTAGAATTATATGTAAATGGTGTTAGAAGCGGAGTTGTAGAATTTTCATCTTATGATTCTTTTAATCCAGATGCTACTATTTATATGGACGGTAGAGGAGCTATTTGGAAATTTATAGGAATGAGAGTTTATAATACTACTCTTTCACCGACAGCTATATTTAATAACTGGCTAACAACTTTGACAGACGGAGATGAAATTTTAAATATTGCTAATAATAATAATATTTTAAATACAGCTAAAACTGATATTGATAGTGCTAAATTATTATCATTAGGAAAAAATGTAATGATAATCACTTTAGGTGATGGAGAAGAAACTGCGTCTCTTGATGAAGATGGTTTAGGAAAACTAACTTCTGAATGTACTGGAACTGTTAGTGAAACTAGAGTACTTACAACAAAAGAATCATTTTTGGCTCCAAGTGCTAAGAAAAAAGATAACTTTTTAGCAAAATCTGTAGAGTATTATAATAATGGTAACATAAATGATGATTATTCTTTTAAATTAGGTCCTACTCTTTTTCAAGTTCAAGGTACTTCTTCTACATATTATAGTAGAAAAAATTATGATATATTCTTTACTGGGCAGAAATATGTTAAAAAAGGTTCTGATGCTTCTAGTAAAGTATGGACTTCTAAATTCGATGAAACTGTAGGAAAATCTCATACTTATGAAGGAGGTTTAAAAACTGCTCCTAGATATAGTATGAGTTCTGAAGATCAAGGAGTTCCTTGTTTATGTCTTAAAGCTGATTATTCTGATTCTTCAAATCTTCATAATACAGTTCTTACAAAAATGCTTAATGATGTTTGGAAAACACTAGGAACTAACTTTATGACTCCTCCTCAGCATAATAATGATACTATATATGATAATGTTAGAGTAGGTATAAACGGTCATCCTATAGATGTGTTTATTAAAGATAGTACAGGAGCAGAACAATATATAGGTCAGTATAACATGAATAATGAGAAAAAAGATTCTCATCATGTATACGGTTTTACAGCAGGTTCTGGAAATCCATCTGTAGGTTCCGCTATTTGTGTAGAATTCCTAGAAAATAATAAGCCTGCTACACTGTTTAATACTACTGAAAGTTTCGATTGGGATAATTGTTCATCATCTGTAGACAATGATGGAGCAGCCATTCCTGAATTAGAATTTAGGTATCCTTCTAATGATTGGGTTGATGGAAGTGCTGAAGAAAAAGCAGCAGTTAAACGAGTATTTACTTGGGTATACGATTGTTATATTAGTTGGAGCGGTTCTTATAATGAAGTTACTGGTGAATATACAAGTACTAAATTTGTAGAAGAACTTAATCAATATTTTAATCCTTATAATCTGTGCGCTTGGTATTTATATACTGATTATTTTCTTGCAGTAGACCAACGTAGTAAAAATATGATGCTTGCTAGTTGGGATAAAAATATTTGGTATTTCTTGCCATACGATGGTGATACAGCGCTAGGTGTTACTAATGACGGATGGTTAATTCTTCCGTATGATAGTGATGAAAATACTAAAAATCCAAAAGATGATTCTCAATATGCTTTCATGGGACATGATAGCAATCTTTGGAAATTAGTTAGATATTATCTATCAGATGATACTTTTACTAGTAATTCTTCTTATAACTTAAAGGGATGTAATCTTTCTGAAATTGCTCAAATTTTAAGAAAAGAAGTAAGTAGTAATAAACTATTTAATATGACTAATGTATTAAATTGTTTTGGTAAATCTAGAAATTATTGGTCGGAACAAAGTTATAACTTTGATGCAGATACTAAATACATAGCACCTTTAACATATCAAAGTGATAGAGGTTCTAAAAGCGATTTTGCTCAATTTATACAAGGTTGTCGTGATGCTCATAGGTCATGGCTATTAAATAAAAGATTTAGACTACTTGATGCTAAATATACAGCAGGATATTATGAAACTGATGTACATTCTCCCAAACTATCTATAGATTACAATGAAGACATATCGTTAATAAAAACCGTTAATATAAAAGTAATAGCAAATAATACAACGTATGTTAGACTTGGTAAAAATACTTTGGCTACAACTCTTGTAAGAAAGAAAGTAGAAAAAGATGTTGAAACTAATTTGACTATACGAGGAACTTCTTTTGGTACACACGACCCATTCTTTATGCAAGGATTTAGTGTTATGAAATCTATTGATTTTGATACCATGGCTCCTAATATGTATTCTGAATGGACTTTCCCTGCAAGTTGGACTTATCTAGAACGATTGATAATGAATTGTCCTAACAATGATGGAGTTCTTCAAGGAAATAATATTAACTTAGTAGCTAGTTTGATAAACTTAAAAGAATTTGTATTTAAAGGTTATCCTAATGTTACAGGTATTTTAGATTTAAGTAATAATATTCTTTTAGAGAATGTAGATATAGATTGTGAAAATCTTTCAAAAGTAATAATGCCTTATTCTACATTTAATATTAAAAAGTTTAATATTGGAAATCTTAATATTCAAGTTCCCTGGGAATTTTGGAATGAACTTAATGATTATTATGCAAGAACTCAAAATAGTTGTATATTTGTCGGAGAACTGGTTGATAGGAATTTAACATATACTGTTTATGCAGGAAATAGTGCAACTAATACTTATATAATTAGTGATAAATATTTTGTATATGTTGTTCCTTATCCTGGATTAGGTTTTGATAGTTCAAATAGCGGAATATTTGGAGCACATAATGATAAAAGACCAGATAAAATCAATCTAAAAAGTATTATCTTTGCAAAAGTAGATTCTTCTTTATTTAAAATATCAACAGATAGTATGGGTATAAGTAGATTATATGATGGTTGTACAAATCTAACAAGTATAAACATAAAAGGTTGGAGTTGTGATTTTACCAAGTATTCATATAACAGAAACGTATGGTTTAGTAACATTTTAGGGAATTGTCCTTGTAGTGAATTTGATTTAAGTTTTATAAAAACAGGATATTTTAATAATAAAACAAATACTATAGCAGGAGGTAGTCAAACTTTTATTAATATGGCATCAACTGTTACTTATATCAGATACGGTTCAGGTTGGTTTAATCATGCTGTAGTAACTAAGTCTAATAATCCAATCCTTTGCACCTCAGCTAATATGAATGCTAAACATTATGTAGATTTAGCCGAAGATCTTCCTGATATAAATTCTTTAGACCTTACAGAACAAGGTAAAACATTAATTATAGGAGAAAACTATAATGACTTTACTAAATTCCCACAAACTGTTAGAGATAAAATACTTGCAAAAGGTTGGTTAATAGCACAATAATATTATTATGGAAGAACTTATAACTATTATCAATTCCGTTATTACAGATAATTTTGATTTTTCTTATTGTATATGTGTAAACATTTTAACTTATCTTATAATAAAAGTAATAGATGATTTAAACGGTAATAAAGATGTTTCTACTTGGAGTAAAAGATTAGTATTGTTAGTAGTAATCCTTTTTACTGGGGTAATTTATCACTATATAGGGTGTGATAATAAAATACTTCTTAATAGTTCTATACTTGCTCCTGTATTTTGGTCTTGGATTATTAAACCTATATTTAAATATTTTAATATTGATTATAAAAGTGTAATTGATATTAAGTGATACTTAAAATTTTAATGTATTTTGAAATTTGATTTGAGCCGCTTTATTTGCAAAACTGATTAGTTAATAAGGAGAAATATTTTAATTAAACAAATAGCAAATAAAGCGGCAAATATCAAATATTAAAAGAGAATATTGCACCCCCTTAGAAAACACTTAACTAATACTTATAATATTATGGCAAATAAAATTACTATTGTTAGAAATAAAGATGGTTCTAAAAAAGTTATTATAGGAACAAGAAAAGATAATACTGAAGCTGTAAAATCTAGAGAAATAAAATTTAAAGAAAATACAGATAATAGGCCTAAGCCTGGTACTCCTAAAATAGGTTTAACTGATGAACGAGATGGATATAAGTGTGGAGGAAAGAAAAAGATTAAATAAAAGACTGCTTATTTTATTTAAATGGTCTTTAAAAATAATACCTATTATATTAGCAGGACTACAATTGCTTAATACTATTCTTGCTTATTTTGGAATACATATAAAAGCATTTGCTCATTGTTTTGTATTTAGTCTTATAGGTTTTATTTATATAGCAAGTTATTTACTTAAATTCTGTGAATATCATAGAATGTTTCTACATTATATTGTTATTATTTATATTATAAATTGTATTGATTATTATATAGGTATTCCTTTAAACGATTATAATCTATTCATATTGTATTCTATAATAACAATAATATCATTATTTTTAATATTATATTTTAAAATAAAAAATATATGATTGATTTTATTTCTAAGTTAGTATGTAAACGTCTTAGAGACGCTGCTGACAAAATAGAAAAAGGAGAATGTGAATTAAGTAAAGATGATGCTTGCGAAATACTTAGTGTTATAGCACACGAACCTTTAACTAAAGAAGAAGCCTGCTCTTATCTTAATTTAGGACGAAGTAGATTTGACGATTTAGTAAGAGACGGTATTATTCCTAGAGGTAAGAAAAGACGAGGTACTTCCACTTTATATTGGTACAAAGACGAATTAGATTTAATAAATCGGTAATCTTTAATAACCGTTAATGCTCTAAGTATTAACGGTTTTATTTTATTTATCGGCATTGTTTTTATTACTGTTATAATATTCTTACTTTTATAACAACTTTTAAAGACGTCTATAAAAGTAATAAACTTAATTATTAACTAATTTAAAATTTAAAAACTATGTCTGATAATGGAGTTCTTGTTTTCCCAGATGCAGCCGCAGGACGTGCTGCTTCTTGTCTTGACCCTAATCTTCTTCTTGCTCTTCAAAACAATGGTGGATTTGGTGGTAATAACTGGATTTGGATTCTCTTTCTTTGGATGATGTGGGGAGCTAATGGCAATGGTTGGGGAAATAACCGTAACAATGTTGCTGAAACAGGTTTTCTTTCTAACCAACTTAACAATAACGCTGGTCGTGATATGCTTTTGCAAGCTATTAACGGTCGTGCCGATGCTATTAGTCAGCTTGCTCAAATGACTAATAGTTCTATTGATTCTGTTAAGAGTTGTCTGTGTTCTTTGCAGTCTGCTATTCAGTCTGTAGGTGCTCAAGTTGGTATGAATGGTCTTGAAACTATTAATGCTCTTCAGCTTGGTAACGCTAATCTTTCTCGTCAGATTTGTGAGTGCTGCTGTGAAAATCGTCTTGCTATCTGTCAGCAAACTAATCAGCTCGGTACTGCTATTTCTAATCACGATGCAAATATTCGTTTGCAACTTGCTCAGAGTGATGCAGCTAATCAACTTTCTGTATGTCAGCAGACAAATGTTCTTACTAATAAAGCAGATAGTAATACTAATAGTATTCTTAATGCTATTCAGAATCAGAATGCAATGCTCGAACAGAGATTCTGTGAATTGAAAGAACGTGAATTACAGAGTAAGATTGATACTCAGTCTGATATTATTACTCAGCTTCGTGGTCAAATTGATAACGATAGACAGACTGCTCAGTTGTATGGCGTTATTACTCCTATACAGAATAAGCTTAATGAAATTGCAAGTAAACAGCCTAATACTGTTCCTGTGCAATATCCTAATCTTGTAGCTGTAAATAATACTCCTAATGGATGTGGATGCGGTTGTGGTTGTAGTTCTTATCCTTATGGTTTTTTCGGTAATGGCTTTGGAGGAAACATAATATTTTAATTAAAGGAATTTGGAGGTAAAAGTATGACGTGTTGTAATTCTATTATAGCAACTAATGCAGGTGGTATTCCATATATTGTTTCTACAAATACTACTATTGGAGCAGAAACTATAGATATTGCTCTTCCTTTTCGTAGAATACAGCCAGTAGGTTATCTTACTATAATTATAGATGATATAATTCCTTCTACTGCTACTACAACTCTTCCTGTAACTATTACAATGAATGGTACTACTAGAAACTTAACTCTTCCTAATGGTACTAATGTAACAGCAGCAGAATTGTTAAATGTTAGTGTTATAACTGTATTTAATGATAGGGTTAGAGGATTATTGACTTTAATGTCACGAACAACTGTATAATAATTAAAATTAAATAACCATGTTTTCAAATTTAAGTAAAGGTAGTGTTCTGTATGGACTTGATAGAAGAGATAAAATAAAATGGTTTACAGCTTCTATTGAAAAAGTTACACCAGGTATGTCTAAAACTAATCCTAATATGTTTGGACAATTTCCTGAATTAAGACTTGATATTGTAGCTAATATTAACGGAGAACAAAAAGAATTTCAACAAGTTCCAGGAAATAATGCTATTGCTGATTTTGGAGAAAAAACTTTTGTTATAGCTGATAATAAAGATTCTCTTTATAACTATGTAAAAAGTTTAAAAGAAACTAGTAAAGGTATAATAGAAAGTGCTCCTTACCACGAATCTTTAATTCCTCAATATGATGAGGTTCTTAATGACCTTATTCCTGGAAGTACAGATAACGCTAAAGTTAAAGCTCTAGAAGATAAAGTAGATAGTCTTACAGCAAAACTTGCAGAAGCTATTTCTTTACTTAAAGCTGGAACATCTAATCAAACAAAAGAAGTATGATTTTAGTAAAATTTCGTAATACTGCTGAGCATAGTAACGTGCTTAATAAAATCAAGCACATGAAAAAGTTTATGAACGAACTTGAAGAGTGTCTTGAAGATGTGATTGAACAAGAAGACCTCGATTTTAGAGATACTAGACGTCACATGGATTATGAGGATGAAGACGAAATGTATGCTAGTAGAAGTGGAGGACGTTATGGCTACAGAGGTGGTCGTAGTCGTATGTAATAAATAAAGTAATTAACAAGGCAGTGAGTCTCAGCTTTTCTACGGGGGAGCTATAAAACTCACTGCCTATTTTAATATTAACACTTATGTATTATACAAATACTGGAAGTTATGACGAAATTCCTAAAGGAATGATGCGTTATATAAATAATTATGGTTGTCATTTTAATAAAAAGCTTTGTGCTGAGGCTGTTTCTAGAATGTACATTATAACTAATAATAAAAAAGAATACATAAAACCTTATAGCAAAGAAGAAGTTGATGAACTGCTTAACGCATATAATATTAAAATTAAAAATAATAAATTATATGATGCAGTTTATGTTGCTAATATGTGTAAAGCTGATTTTCTAGGTAAATCTATTACTACAGAAGAAAATCTTGCTAAATATGTAAAAGATTTATTAGATGACGCTGACGCTAAAGAAGGTTTTGTATTTAATCGTTTTTATGCAGATTGTATATTTATGAATAATCCTATCGAATGGGATGATATGATTTAATATGATTAAACGTATAATCAATATAGATAAATATTGGAAAGTTATAGTTTATTATAATATAGACTATAACTTTTTTAATAGTATTGCTAAAACTTTAAAAGAATATGGCTCCCCCTTAGAAAAGATTAACCGTATTTACATAAACATGACAACTACTGCTAAAGCTTTTACTTTAAGTAATTATAAATATAAAATTAGTATAGTTGGATTTAATTATCATAAAAATAAATATGATTATATAAATTCTATTATTCACGAATCAGAACATATAAAACAATCTATTCTTTATTATTATAATATAGAAGATAAAGGAGAATATGCAGCATATACTGTTGCGTATATTGCAACTAAAATGATAAAGAATATAGTAAACTTATTAAAGATACTCTAATAACTTAAAAGTTTATTATTTTTTAATTTTGCGTTTTTTATCGGCTGGGTATCAGATAGTTATTTGATTTTTAAGCAAATTGTGTGCGCACACAGCGGCCAAATATCAAACATTTTGCGTATAAAGCCAACTATATTTTATTATATTTGTAATATATAATAAATATAATATTAACTTTAATATTTAAATAATGGCTAGTATTGCACAACTTGTTTCTGAAATGGCTCATGCTATTAGTCAGCCTAATAATAATTCATTAAGGGAAAATCTTAAACTTCTTATTATACAAACTCGTAATGAAGTTATAAGAGCTAATTATGAACAACAAGGCTATGTAGATAAAATATTAACTCAAAGATTTAAAGTAAGTCTTACAGAAGTTAATGATGGAGACGAAATTCTTCCGGAAGAATACAGTGATATAGATTTAACTAAAATCAAAAGAACTCTTCAAAAAGTTCCTCGTCCTGTAAGATTAACTAATAATCTTCCTTTTGATAGAGTTTCTTCAGTAGGATTTGAAACTAGTATAGAGTATCCTTATATTAAAGAAACTACTGCTAGATTTAGAAGTTCTGTTCCTGGACTTTGTGGTATGCCTTGTTATGATTATATAAATGAATATATTTATATATTTCCTACAAACTGTAAACCATTTCAACAAAATTCTATTATAATAGAATCTGTGTTTGAACATCCTAATGAAATTGCATTACTTAACAGGACTTTATCAGAAGATGATATTTGGCTTGATAAAAATGAATATCTTCTAAGTGAAGATATGATAGGTCAAATTAAAGATATTATATATAAAAGAGATTTACTTCAAAATGTTAGAGAAACAAATGAAATTCCAAAGAATATAAAATTTTAATATATAAATAATATGGCAATAAAAGAAGTTTCCATAAGCTATAGGACTTATTATAAAACTATGCGTAATAGTATTAAGCCTAAATACGAAGGAGTTCTTTCTTTATATGAAAGAAAACGTATTGAAGAAAAAGCTTTTTATGATGAAATTAAATTAAATATAGATAAATATAAAGATGCTTATAATCTCAATTTAATGGATTATAAAGAATTTGTAGAAAATTCTTATATTACCGGAGATTTTCTTAAAGTTGCAAAATCTTTATTCGTAAATAGAAAACAAAATTATGTTCTTTCTAGTCTAAATTACGACCTTTATAAATTTGCTAGATGTCAAAAAGAACTTTATGATATAGCCGCTACTCTTCATAAATATGAACAAATGTTAGATTTGAGTATGGAAGAATATAGAAACTTACTTCAATCTTTTTATA